TTTTTTAAGTCGCTATCTCTACATACATATTTCTATGTATGCTGACTATACTTAATGGTCTCCCCGCTAGGCGAGGACAGGTAACTCATGACTGAAATCACAAGTGTGCGACCATATTTTTAATCAATTCCTTTTTTTCTTGTTTCCATTCAGATTTCATTTTATCCTGTGAAGCTAAAACCCATCTGGTGTAACCAATAAAAAATCCTATAATAGTACCTAAAATTTTAAACCATTCACTAAAACTTAATGTTTCCATTCATATCCCCTCTTATAAGCTATTAATAAATGTGATTAACACCTCTACATACTCATCTATGGACAATACATTTTCTTTATTATTAGCAAAGAAAGGTTCTACTAAGATATAAGTACCTTTTGAGTTACAAATACCATATCCACCCCTATCCTTTTCTGTTTTACTAGGTATTACCCCTCTTATAATATGATTAGGTCTATATTTCTTAATAGCTTCAAAATATTTATTTATTATTTCTTTTGCTTTTTCATTTTTATAGTAGCACAAAGCTAGTGCTCCATTTGTTTCTGTATCTTCTATTTTTGCAGGTGCATTAAAGTGTAATTCAACTGCAACTTTATATTTTTCTTTATCTAATTCTCCTAATAATTCTCTCATTTGATAAGAATAACTAGGGTTAGGTTTTCTAAATAGCACTCTTATATTATATTTTAATTCATTTTGTTTAGCAAGAACTTTATTAGCGACTTCTAAGTTATAATCATACTCTGACATTTTTAAAACATTAGAGTATGCACCTTTTGAAGCACTATTATGTCCTACTATTAATACAACTGTTTCTTTTTCCATTATTTGATTTCCCTTACTTGATTTCCATATTTATAATTTACATAACTTTCACTAAATCTTGAAATTGTTTTAGAACCAAACAGGAACATTATTATAGTATCACAAATATTGACTAAAGTATTATCTATAACCATTACAGGTGGTATTTTATGTGCCATTGAATAACCTAATTCTACAAAGTAATTTACACTAAACATTAATAATAACATAAATAGGAATGATGGAATGACTAAGTCTTTAATTCTACCTAGTTTATCAATATAATTCCCTCTTTCTTTTAATTCTTCTATCTGTAAATTACCTAATTTTTCAAGTATTTCTCCTTGTGTTTTTTCGTCAGTAGGTAGAAATGGTTTTATAATATCTATAATACTATTAAATAATTTTCCACCTAAAAATGATGCTAAAAAATTCATCTTTTTTCTCCTTGTCTTTATTTAGACTTTGTATGTTTTTTCCAAGCAAATTTACCAAACACTCTTACATTAAAATAGAATAAATAAGCAACTATTTTATTAACTCCATCTTCTAGCATACACTCTAAGAATATTTTATCACATACTTTTCTATCTATGAATTGTGTTTTGTAAAGAAAATCGTGTATAATAGCACTATCAGTCCATCTATGAAAAGGTGGAAAGATTGCCCAAAGAAGTCTAGGAATGCTTGCACCATCTGAAACAAAACCTCTTGGTATTTGTATAACAGTGTCTGTTCCTACTTTTCTTTTGATATCCTCATATACATAAATTTTCTTGGCTTTCATTATTACTATTGGTATCATTGTATATATTAACTCCTCGTGCAAAATAAAAAGAATAGACAACTTGTTGATTGTCTATTCAATATATAACTAATGAATTTTAAATGTCAATTATTTGCTAAAATCATATTTATTAATCAAATCTATTAAATCTCTTAATAAATTATCCACCTTTTCATATTCTAATAAATTTATACTGTTATCTCTATATACAAATCTTATTGCTCTTTTTAAATCCTCTTTAGTTTTACATCTTTTAAGAGTATCCTCATTTATTTCTAATTGTATTTTAAGGTCATAAGAGGGTGTTATAAGAGATATTTTTATATAAGGTATATATTTACTACCTAATATATCTGCAACCTCTTTAAACTGTCTTATAACTTGTATATAATGATTTTGACCTTTACCTAGATATTTACATCTTAACATATCTACAATATCTGTCAAGTATTTAATATCTATTTTTTGATTATAACCAAAGAATTTACACATATCATATTGATATACCTGTTCTAATAGTCTAATTTCAAGTCTATGATGGTCAGCTATACTAAAGTTATATACTTCCATATCATTTAGTCTACAATAAATACTTGCTGTTCTATCTTTTTCTTGTAAACCTACTTTATATTTAAAGTCTACTCTAATAGAATTAATATCTTCTTTAACTACATTTATTTCTTCTAATTCATAACCTTTTTTATTACACTCTAATTGACTTATAGGATAATGTAATTTTGTATCTATAATTTTTTTACAAAGCAACCAATTTATAAATTCACAAAAGTTATCGTAGTTAAACACATTATTTTCCTCAAAAGTTAAAATTATACCATTAATTATATTTCCTTTTTTCACACTATCAACTCCTTTTAAATTTTATAATGGTATTATATCATATTAGAAATAAAATGTCAATATGAAAATAAAGGATAATTTTACTTATCCTTTATTTTCTTTGTTTATATCCTAATTTTAATAGTAATTTTCTAATACCCTCTAACAGTTAGTAAAATACAAGAATAACAAGTATTTTACATTTCAGCTAAGCTAAGATAAATTAAGCTAATGCTATATTTATCTTTCGGACACTAGGTATACTGCACACCTTAACTAAGGTTTGAGATATTTTCTCATTCCAAGTCGCATTTTCTTTCATATACTTTTTTAAAATATTATATGCACCATTTATATCTGCATTTATTATTAGACCTTTTTTACTTTTAAAGAAATTTCTATTTATTCTCTTACCTGCATATTTTGGATGTTTTCTTATTTCCTCCTCATCTATAAAACTGCATTTTGAAGTATATTCTTCTGTTATTGTTTTAAAAACAATTCCTTTTAATTTAGATTTATATTCTAACATATTAATAAATTTATAAAATGGTATATTAACAAAATTTTGATTATTACTTTTACTCATATTTGTATCTTGTTTCCATTCTTTGTTATATCCTACTACTATTGTTCCTATATTTTTTGAAACTGCTTGATTTACAATATAAGTTGTTATCTTATGTAAATAATCATTTATTCTGTTATTTCTTTTATTTGTTATAATACTTTTATATCTACTTTTATTTTTATTATGAGTTCGTTTTAATCTGCTTTGTATATTTGCTATTTTTTTATTATAATTATGATTTATATACTTTAATTGTTTTCCATTGATTAAAAACTTATCCCCAGTAGTAGTAACACAACTTGCAATGTTATTAACTCCAATATCTATTGCTAGAACATTATCATTTAATTGTACTTCTTTTTCTTGAATATTATATCCTATTTCTATTACTATATAATTATTTTTAGGAATTAATCTTACAAATTGTACTCTATCTTTTGTAAGTTTAGTTTTTATTTTTATGTTAGTCTTAGATAGCTTTATATAACCTTGTTCTTTAAAAGATATAGCACCTTTCTCATAATGTACTACTTGTCTACCTTTTTTCTTATCTAAATACTTAGGTATCTTAACTGGTTTATCATATTTTCCTTTTTCCTTTAATTTCAAAAGTCCAAAAAAAGATTTAAAATTATGTTCTACTAGCATTTGAGTATGCTTCGCAACTTTGCTTGGTAAAGCACGATAATCAGTATTATTAGTATCTACATATATTTTATTTACTTCTTGATATTTAAGAAATTTCTTAGTATTGAAATAATATTGTCTTACACTATATAGAGTAGAATTATACAGATTTTTAGATAACCAACATAAATTATCAAGTTCATTGTAATTTTTATGTTTAGGTTTTATTATATGTTTTTCTACTAACACCACACTCCATCACTTAATTCCTTTTCAAGTTTTACTTTCAATGTAAAATTCGTGGCGTAACTCTACGCTACCAAATTTATCACAATAAATATTAATTTTTCTAAGTAAATCTTTATGATTTACTCCTAGAACTCGTGCTACTAATCTACTATCTGCCACCAATATCCCATTTCTATTTTCTACTTGTATTAATTCATTTTTATTTTCTGACATTATACATCATCTCTCTTTCGTTTTAATATCTAGGTTCATAACCTAATTTAATCAATAACTTTCTAATTCCATTAAGTCCTAATTGAGTTACATAAACTACCAATACTAACTTTCCATCTACTAATTCTTCTTTGATTTTAAACCATTTTCTTTCAATATAACTTTGATAAGGTTCATTATCATTCATAAGTACCTTTTGTTTTCTCAATAACTCATATAATCTATTTCTACCTATTCCTTTAAAATCTAATAATTTAGCTGATTTCTTCATATCAAATACTTTCTCTAGCTTTACTACTGTATCATAAAATTCTACTTTAGGTTTATATTCTCTTATTTTACTCTCTAACTTTTCTGTCTTTTTGCACTCAATTAGTAATTCTTCTAATGCTTCTAAATAATTACTTGGTAATCTTCTACCATTTATTTCTCTCAATTCTTTTCTCATATTAAAATACTCATCTATAATTATATCATAAATCTCCCAAGCTGTTTCATCTTCTAGTAGCTTTACAAGTTTCATATAACCTCTGTCTGAAAGTATATAAAGTCCTTTACCTTTTCCTCTATAAGAATTAATAGCTTGTTGAGTAACTCCTAAATTTATGATTTCGGTATCGCTCAAACCGATACCTAATAAGTCAATAATATCAATACCATCTTTAAATTTATCTCTATTACTATTTATTAATTCATTTATATGATAAATTTTCTTATTATGTATTCTTGCCACATCCCTGACTAAAATAGCTCTCTTATCTATTCCAAAGCCACCTTCAATTCCTTCAAATTCAAAATTACCTATTTTAACTTTCCCTAATAACACCAAATCTTTTTGCATATAATATCCTCCTATTATTTTAAAGACAACTTTATTGCCCCTTATACTCTTTATTAAATTCATGGCTTAAATTTAAGCCACCAAACTAAATTGAACTAATATTTATATTACTCATAGTATAGATTTACACTATTAATTTTATATTTCTTACTCTACTTATTACATATACATCTTTTATCCTCTTGTGTTTTTTCCTTAATAATAACTTGTTTATTTACACTATCAAAAATAACATATACATAACTTTTCTCTTGTGTTATTCCTACACTTTCTAAATCAGATAAAGATAATTGTATTCTAGCTTGTAATGTAGTATGTTTCTTTGATGGATAATAAAAATTAAATTTTCTGACCTTTTGTATATTAATATTAACACCTCCTTTTAATATTTGTAATACACAATGTCCCTACATATCCTATTTTATAAGAGAGGTAGTCTGCCTTTACCTCTCTTATTTTTGTTGTTTTTGAACTTTGTCTGGGATTTCATAAACAACTTTTATAAATCATATATGGATTTATTTTACTAAATCTTTTACAGTTTGTGAAAACTTAAATTTAGGTGCTTTATGTGCTGGAATAGTTATTGCTTCCCCTGTTTGTAAATTTCTTCCTGCTCTTTCTTCTACATCTTTAACAGAGAATGTACCTAATCCAAATATTGATACCTCTATTCCATCTACTAGAGCGTCTTTTATAATATCTACCACACCTTTAATAATGATTTCATTATCTTTATTAGAATTACCAATACCTCTTTCTCTTAAAGTTTTTGCAATATCTCCAATATTAATTTTATTTTCTGCCATATAATCTCCTTTTCTCTTAAATTTGTATTTTTAAATATAAATTTACAGAACTTATCGTAACATAACAGTACATAAGATAACCCCTGTACTAATAAATGTAATATGTAAAATTGGTAGCTTTACTATTCATCTTCTTTTTTATTGTTCAGTTTGCTGTAAAGTTCTGTTTATTTTATTTATCTAATTAACAGTTGCTTTAACCTATTATAAAAGGAATGGTTCTATAATACTCTTTCATCTGTATTTACTTTTTATTTGCTGTTAGCAACTGTATGGGTATCTTAACAGAATACTTAAATTAGCTTTTTATATTAACCAGTATAATGCTCTATTCCAACTTAATTTGCTGTTGTATTCTGTTTATTATTTTAATTTAAAGAACATATTTTCCTATTAACTTCAAACTTTATGGATTTTAATTTGCTGTGATGTTCTTTATAGTTATATTATATCATATTAATTTTATTTTGTCAACAATTATTTTGAATTTTTTAATAAAAATTGAGAAAATATTTCTATGAAATTATTAAAATCTTGATAACCATAATATTTCTCATTAATTTCTAAAATAGGTGCTGACATTATCCTAGATTTACTTCCAACTCTCATAAGTTCTTTTTCATCTTCAATTACCTCAAAAGGTATATTATGATTATTTAAAACATTTTTAAGTTGTAAGCAATTAGGACAATTTTGTTTAGTATAAAGTTTTAACATAATTTCTATTTCTTTCCTTATTATTGATTTTATGGTAGGTAGGTAGGGTAGGATTTTTATTCAAATCCTCTCCAAATATAACCATAAGCAGATTTCCTTTTTCCACAACATACATCTTTAATATGTATTGATACATCTGTATAATTATTTAAAAATTTTTTAATATCCTCATAATATTCAAACTTACCTACAAAAATTAAATCTTTAGTGTAACATTCTATTCTTTTATATTTCATTAAATGAATTTTATTTGGAGGTCTATTTATCTTTATATTTTGACTTTTTAAAAATTTTTTGACTGTACCCATATCTACATTAAATTGTTTACTTATATCTGATAAATAATAATATTTATGAGCATGAATATAATCTAATATTTTGTCAAAAGTAGATTTAGGTATTATATTTTTATCATTTCCTCCTAGTGTTTCATTGTACCCATCTTTAAAAGAATTAAATTTTTGTATATAAAATTTTTCTAAATTATTTGCTATTTCCTCATTTGAGGAAAATGCTAACAACTCTATTTTAAAATTAGAATGTCCTAAATTATTCATAGCTTTATATAATTTTCTATGTGAAGCTTTTTCTTTAAGACTATCTAACTTATGCACTCTAAATCTTTGTGCTAAAGTTTTTGAAGTTTTGCCTATGTAAACCTTAGAATTAAGGTTATTTCTTATTATATAAATTCTATACATATATCTCCATATATTTTATTAATTTTGGAATACTCTACTGGTACTGCCCCAGTCTATCTTGTTTTGCAGACAAGCACTTAACTTCTCGGTCAAGAGTATATACTAGAAGCAGATGTGGGTAATGCCCCCACTTCTCTAGGGAATGAGCCTAGCGAGGTACTTTTCCTCCAATAGGCAATATGTTGTATATTTAGCAATCAGTTCTAGTGGAACTTTGGGTCTTGGACTTGATGTTCCACATCTGAAAGAGAGATAGTTATATGTAGTCCTATCAGCTAGCTTCGTCTACTACACTTCACATTGAACTCCCCAAGATAAATATTTCTATTTATAAGGTTACAAAAGTTATCTCTTGTTACTTTTATAGTTAAATAGACACTCAACTTTACATTTATTCTTGAAAGGAGGCGAATTTTAATGTATAATCTTACTCAAAAAAGACATAATTGAAAAATTTGGGACAATTTTTTAGTTGAGTGCCTATTTAATCTCTCATTTTTTAAGTATATAGGGTAAATGAGAGATAAACCTATATAAGAGTTCGTTTATTAACCTAAAACTAGAACTGTTTAAAAGGCTCTTTTATGATAAAGAGTAACTGATTTTATTCAAAGGTTTCCATATCCTTTATGAGAAAAATCCTAAAACTCAATGCTTGGACAAGGGTGTATTAGCAAGGGTAAGTTCCAAACCTTGTTAGCTAACTACCTCATCACTTGCTGTCTGAAACCTCTCACGAACTTACAAGGAAAGAGTGTGTCGTTACAACTTCCACAGCCAAAAGTTTTAATGTAAGTGAAATCTCAATCTCTCCTAATATTCATCTTACAAAGTAAGTATAACATATAAAATAAACTTTGTCAAGTGATTTTATTCAATTTTATCAAAAAGTTCTATATTTTTGTTATTTTACATTGGTAGTATTAGTAAAAATATTTTATAAAGGTTCTCCTTTTAATCTTTTAATTGCTATATTATAATAATTATCATCTATTTCACAACCAATACATTGTCTATTTAATTCTTGACAAGCTATTAAAGTAGAACCTACACCACAAGCAAAATCTAATACTACTTCATTTTCTTTACTTGAATTTTCAATTAGTATTTTCATTAACTCAACAGGTTTTTCTGTATCGTGAATATTATTACCATTTTTATCCTTAGTTTTGATGTTAGGTACATTTAATATATCACTCGTACCACAATTATTAATCTTAACACCTTTACCTTTTCTAAAGAATAAAATATATTCAAATTGACTCATATAAAACTGACCCATTATTTTATTACTCTTATTCCATATAAGAGATTTAATAAAATGAAAACCACTATCTTTTGCTACATTTAGATAATTATGTAAATTGATATGGTTGCACATTATATAACAATGTCCACCATCTTTCAAAAGCCCATAACAATACTTAAACCAATCTTTACAGTCTAAATCATTATGCTTAAACACTCTACCTTGTCTATTAATTTTATCTTGTAACATCCCACCACTATTACCTGCACTACCTCTACTTGTTACTCTATAAGGCGGGTCGCATACTATTAAATCTATCTTATTAGTCATTCCTATATCTAATAGTTTTTGCATAATGACTAAACAATCTTCATTGTATAGTTTTATTTGTTTATTGTCTGAAAAATAATAATTCATAATTTTAACCTCTTTTTAGTATTCTCAAAATTATCTAATTCTATATCACAACCTATAAATTTTCTATTCAAATTTTTACATCCAAGTGCAGTAGTCCCACTTCCCATAAAACAATCTAAAATTATATCATTTTCTTTTGAATGTAAAGTTATTAATTGCTCTATTAATTCTAATGGCTTTTGTGCTATATGCAACTTATTCTTATTTGTCAAAATAGGAAAAGTTTTTATTTTATATTTTAAACTAATATCGCAGTCATTATTAAAATAAGCACCTTTACCTCTAACATATATCATAAACTCACTATCACTTATGTATTTTCCATTACATAAAGGTGCAGGATTACTTTTTCTCCAAACTAATAAAGTAGTAGATAATCCTTTATTTTCAAAATAACTCATAAAACTACTTATTTGTTTATTGCTACAAAATATAATTAAATTAGGTATAACTTGTAATTTCAATAATTTATTAAATATAGTTTCATACTCAAAACTACTATCTATACCTTTAATTTCTGTTTTTACTTTTGTCATTCTATTTGCTAATGGCTTTTTACCTAATCCGTGATTATCTAACAAGTATGGTGGGTCTATTAAAACTAAGTCTATATTTACATTCTTTTCTATTAAATTATCTAATAAAAAATTACAATCACAATTATATAATTTAATATTGCTATCTTTACTTAAATAGTAATTCATCTTATCTTTCCTTTTTCTTATACCCAAACTTATCAAGTAATTCACATATTTTCTCAATTCCTTTTAAAAATACCACTGTTTGAGTTATAGGAATATCATTATATGTATTTGTTATTACTTTAAACCAACCAGCATCTACATATTTCTGAAAAGGTAAATTATTAGACATTAATATTTTCTTTTGTCTTAAAAATTCAAATAATTTATTTCTTCCCATATTAGCATAATCAATCATTTTTGCTACTTCATTCATAGAATAAGTCTTATTCTTTTCAGAAATAGTATCATAAGTTTCCACCTTATGCTCTTGGCTTCTTAATTTCATATCTTTAAATATTATTTGAGTATTTTTATCTACTATAATCTTATCTTTTTCTTTTAGCTCTATTTCTTTTTGTTCCAATAATTTATCTTTTTCTTGTATTAAATTGTGTGCGTAAAGTAAGCTACGAGATAACATTTCTTCAGGAGTCATCTCTCTAGGTTTAGATTCTAATTCTTTCACTCTATTTTCTAATCTTTCTATATATTCTAATACCTGTTCTCTAACTATTCTACTTTCTCTTAATAAACATCTTTTTGCTAAATTTAAGGTTAAAATATACATAGGATATTTTTGTTTATTTTGTTCATGTATATAAGTAGTAATTATTACTCCTTTATCCTCTAATAATTTAGATATTTCAGGGGTGTCTGCTCCAAAGCAGACCCTCCATTTTTGTCTTTGATTTGCAGGAGTTTTTCTATTTATACCTGTTAATTCTGTTTCAATTATTATTAATAAATCCGAATGTGTAGTAATTGGTAAATTTTCTTTTTCTCTGAACTTATTAATTATCTCTAATAACTCTAAGCTAGTGATTGTATCCTTTATTCTCAAATTTTCTTCCATATATACATCCTAAATTATTTAAAATTGTGGTAGTTTTACACTACCACTTTAATCTTATTACAATTCTATTTTATCCATTCTTTATATCTACTAATGACATCTACATAATCTACTGATTTTAACCAATTAATATCTTGTTCAGTTATCCACTTCATGAAGTTAATTTCAAAACTATCTTTACATATTCTAAATGGGAAAGCTTCTTGCCAATGTTTTAGATAGTATTGATAACAATATCTTACACTTTTCCATTTTAAATAATAATCAGACTTCCATTTAAACATAAATCCTTTTTGGTCTGTAAATACAAAACCTTCAAAAGCATTGTATTTAAAAGTTTGTAGTAGTTGTTTAAAATGTTCAAAATCCTCTAATATAGCAACTGTATCTACTACTCTTATTATTTTGCATTCTAAGCCTCTCACATAGTCTTTAAACTCATTCAAACACTTTGAGCTATAATTTACATCAATATTAACTCCATTGACCTCTAAATTGTTTTTAACTACATCTAATAAGACAAGTTCTTCCTTATTAAAATCTATTATATGTTTATCTTTGAAAGATTTAACCTCAAATATAAAAGTGCAATTTTCTTTACTTGCAAATTCTTGTAAATATATCTTTATGTTTGAGTTCTCTCTATCCCATAACTCTTGAAAGTAATTTTTCCAATCTCCTTGTGTAGTAGATTTAGTTGCTAATACAACCTCTCCATTTACTACTGACATAAGTCCTAAAAAACCATTTTCTTTATATTTTGCTATTAAAGGATATTGTAAACTCTTTTGTAATTCTTCATCTCTTGTTTCTACTCGTTCGAGATATGTAAAAAATTTTTCATAACTTCTAATTTTAATATCTCCACTTTCTCTATCTACAAATAATCCTCTTGCTTTAATTGTAATATCATTCCATTGTTTCTTTCTAAATACATTATCTCCAAAATTAAGAGATAATAAGTTAGGTTCACATTGCTTTACTTTTACTAATTTACTCAATATAAGTTTATTTACTTCTTCGTTTTGAGTTAAGTTCTTACTTTCAGTTCTATTATATTTCTCTCTTTCTCTATTAAAATAATCTTTATCATAAACTTCATTCTTTATGCTTTCTAATCTAGGTTCTTTTCCTTTTTCAAGTACATAATACATCAAGTTTCCACCAAATTCTACTTGACCCTCTAAATTAATAGAATGTTCTGTACATTTATTAGCTCTATGTCCAAATATTTGAATAAATTCTTGGCATTTTCCTAGTGCATAGTTATTTTCATAAATACCACTTATGTCATCTTCATAATTTCCAATTCCCTTAATCATATCATCTGTTGCAATATATGTCATCAAAGGCACACTAGGTAACCCAGCGTGAGTACATAAATACTTTTTACCCTCAAATTCAAAAGCATAGGCTTGTCTTTGTTTCTTATAGAATTGTCTTAGCTTGGATTTTAATTGTTCAAGTTCTTCATCACTAAGTCCATCTATAAGTGTAGGTAAAGTTTCATTTAAAAATTTCTTGCTTTTTATTTCTCTACCTTGACCATAAAAACATTCCCAGCTGTGATTCCCTTCCAATAATATTACATTTTTCAAAGTAGATAGATACATCATTCTTTTTAGTGTTTCTTTATGTTCAATACCTCTATCTAAATAATCTCCAAGAAATATATATAAGGTATCCTCTTTATATCCCTCTTTATCAAACATTTGTCCTAAAACTGTATTACAAGAATGCACATCTCCAACTATAATAACTCTGTTATATTTGTCTGTAATATTATCTACATAGAAATTATTAATATCTTCTATCTTATCAATCTTTTTTACACCTTTTGATAACTCTGTTTGTTGTACTAATGTATATATTCTTTTAATTACATCTTCAGGCACAAATTTATACTTATCTCTCAATCTATTTCTTTTTAAACACTCTTCTAAGGGTGTATCTAATTGCTTTACAAATATAGTATACTTATACATTTCTGCCATTGCTTTATAGTTATTTAACATTTTTTGAGTGGAATGTGTAGCATCTATAACTGTAAAATCTCCTCTTTTCATTCTTTCTTCAAGACATTGTAATAACATATTCCAAGCTAATCTATCATTCTTTTGACTAATTGAAAATTCTCCATCTAAAGATAAAATTGGATTTTGAATTGCCACTCTCATTTCATCTGCACTTAGTGTATAAGGTTCTAATCCATTTTCCTTAATCCAAGTAGACTTTGAACTTGCAGGACATCCTCTCATTAATAATAATGTTCTCATTAAATCATCCCCTTTATATTTTAATTTTATCTAATTTTTCTCTAAACTCTTTATTAATTTCTTCTATTGTAGGTACTTTTATATCAGAATTTAATATCCATTCTTTTGTTATTGGCTTAGCTTTAAATACTTCATCTCTAAATAACTCATATAATTCTTTTTGAGGTATAGTTATAACATCCCAACAATCAGCTACATAATTCTCCACTTGTGTCATAAAATACTTTGATTTTAAAAATATATTTCTAGGGTATTCTTTTATTAATTCCCACATTTCTTCATAGGAATTATTTACTAATAATCCTTTCTCATATTTTAATAATCCTAGCTCTACCCAAGTTTGCATAATTTTATCAAAATCATAAGTTCCTATAATTATATTTCTTATTTTATTAAAATCTTGGTAATAATAATTATCTAAAAAATCAGGTACTCTATAATAAGTATACACTTGTTGTCTAAAACTATTAAACATATATACAATTCTATTCTCAAACTTTTTATAACCCATATTTTCCAATAGAATTTTATTTGCTTGTGTAATTAAGACTCGCATACTTTTTACAAATATAAGTACTCCTTCTTGATTATATTTCTTTTTAAAAAATTTATTCCAATTTTCTTTATACAGTTTTTCTATATCTAACCAAGTACATTTAAAAGTTAAATTATTATTACACTGTTCTTTTACTAATGTTTTCATATAGTCATTATATTGTTCTTGTTTAGTCATACATACCCCTAGTTTATAAACTCATTATCTTCTATCTTTTTAACTAATACTCCACCATCTTTTCTTCTTTCTACTATTTCCAATCCTAATTCAGCAAATATTTCATCAGCAAAATATTTTGCTTTATAGTCTATTAACATTTTTAATACAGGGTCAGCTAAAAATACATCTATATCCTCATAAGAATCTCTGTATATATCATAATTATCTTTTCTTTGTTCTACTATGTATTTTATAAATAAATATTCCTCTGTTAAACTATCTGATTTAACTTTTTCAGATAACTCTTCCCATTTTACAGGGGGATTCCAATTAGCACCTACATCTTTTAAAAAACTTTCTAAAATTTCAGTATAATAAATATGTAGAGCTTCAACTCCATATTTACTAAAAAATTCTATTGACTTATCTTGTAGTAATTTTAAATTTTTATTTTCCATATTATCACTCCTTTTAAAAATTATTACTCGTAATTATTATTTTGAATAATTATTATTTATTAGACTTTGTAATTTACACTTTAAAACAATTTTTGAAACTTAGGTATATAATTAATCCAAAAAGTTTTTAAAATCGTTTTTAGACCTATCACAGACATTCAGAATTGAAATTTTAGTCTAGTGAGAAATAACATAACTCACTTTTACCAATTAATCCTAATTCAGTTAATTGTTCTAACTTGATTTCAATATCTTTACTATTAGCAAGTTTATTATCCAGTTTAGACACTTTATTCATTATATCTGTAACACTAAAATCTCCTTTCATATCTAAAATAGCACCTACAACAATATTTTTAGCTTGTTTCTTTTGTGGCTTGAAAGGTTTTATAATTATAGTTTGATTTTCTATATCATAATCTATAATTACTTCATTATTCTTTTCTTTATCATACCCCATAGCTTCTACTTTCTTCTTATTCAAAATAAGACGAATACTCTCGTAGCCTCTTCCTATGTTAAGCCAATTTAATTTACTCACTTTCATACTATCAACTCCTTTTTAACTTTTGATAACCTATTACAGCATACAAAACAGATTATGTCAATAAAAATTTTAAAATATTTTAATAAAAGTAAAAGAGTAGAAAACTATACTCTTTAAATTTCAATAATATCTGTGATAGCAACTACATCTGAATTTTTAATATATAAATCAAAATCATCACTCTCCCAAGTTTTACCTATTACATCTTCTGTTAATAAATCATATTCAGAAGCATAAACTACTTTATCTTTATAATTCTCATAATTTTCAATACATACCTGATAAGATTTAAAAATATTATCATTCATCTTAGATAAAATAAGTATATAATTAAAACTATCCCAATATTTAATCCTTTAATACCTCATCACTTCCTTTTACAAGCTCTGTAATACCCTTATTTAACATTATGAATATAAAGGTATACTCTTTATAGTCCTCACTGTCTGTTTGCTCTAATTCATACTTATAATTCATTTTAAATACTATTAGACATTTAGTTTGAGTTTTATAAATGACAACTCTTTTAGGTTGCATATTAGAATAGCAACCTCTTTTAAATTCATTTCTAAAATATTTTCTTATTTCTGATGTTCTCTTTATATTCCATATACCTTTCTCATATAAATCATTCCATAAAGTAAAGCTATTATAATTATTCTCTTCTTTTGATTGAATATTGAAAGCAATAATATATTTACTTATGAAATTAATATATCTTTTAAATCCTATTTGTCTAGGGATATGGTAATTATAAGTTTGAATTAGTTTATGATTTCTTTTCTTATTCACATATTATCCTTATCATATTTATAAAGTTGCAGTTTAAATAATTCTAAACGAAAATTATCAATATCTGACAAAGAGGAATAATTAATAGCACCTAATTTTTTATATCTAGCAAGTATATGCTCTAATAATAGAATACAATCATAAATATATATTTTATCTAAATCAGTATTTGATATTATAAAATCATTATAAATATATTGCTTTTCTGTTAAATTAAATAATGATTCTTTCGTATTTAAAGATATATTAAAAGAATATTTTTTATTATCTATTTTGGATTCAATATTCATATTACATATAGTTGTATCATCCTTGTCTACTCCACCAAAATCCAAAGTTAAAATCCTAATATGCCTATTAGAAAATGCTTTAAACTCTTGTAAAACCTCTGTATATAACTCACTTAATTTTATCATATATACCTCCTTATTTCTTACTCTTTAACTCTTCTTCACTAAAATTATTATATCTTCTCTTCCATTCTAGGACAAAAGCATAAGCTCTAATTCTACTAATGCACCAAAAGCCTCCCCTAACATCTTCTAATTTATTGTATTTGTCTGCATCTAACATAAAATAAGTGAATATCAATATATGAGCTACATCTCTTAACTCTAATAATATTTTATCTTCTAAATTAGATGGAATAACATCATTATTATTTACATCTATTTCTTTGTATATCCACGAATCTGATTTAAAGATTTCCTTATTATTATAAAGTTCAGCTAGTGTCTTATTACTAATGTGTCTAATCAAAGCAAAATGAATAGTATTGTCCTTATAAAGTTTAAATTCTATTTTTATTTGATTACCTTTTATTACATTAATATTAATTATTTTCATATTGTTACTTATAAGATTACACTGTTTTGTTACTTCACTATCTATAAAGTATGCAAAGAAAATTTCATTTAATGTAACTCCTGTTTTTGTCTCTTTCATTTATGGTATACCTCCTATTAATAATTATATTTTAACTAATTATAGCATACTTTTTTGAATATGTCAAGTAATATTTTTATAAAATATTTGACAAAAACTAAATTATATGCTATAATAGTGTAAAATTGGTTGTGGAAATATAAAATAGTGGTTTTATGCGTATTTCAGAAAATTTTTGGCACTTGTTATTTTTATTTGTTTTTTTTTTTCTTTTTCTTTTAGCATAGAGAATCTTTCTTTTTAGGGAAATGCAAAAAAACTCTTGTAATACCAACGCAAAAAAAAGGTGTTGTGGAAAAATTAGGTAATTTTGGTACTCTCAACCAATGAATTTATGGGATGTTATAAAATTGAAAAATCATACAAAAATTGCAATATTTCTTTTAATACCAATGTAAAACTAAAATTTTGTGGAAAAGACGAAAATATGGTATATTGAGCAATAATTATAAAATTTAGGAGGTAAATTAAATGTTAGATTCAAAAAATAAAGAAATAAACTTACAAAATATTATGAAAAAATTGAAAAACAATGAATTAACTTTTGAGATATTTGAAAGGATAGGTTTTATAAATAAAACAGTACCTATAACAGTTATAGATGCAATATGTGGTAAGGGTAAGACTCAATTTTCATATCAAAACATAAAAGAAAATTCAACACAAAAGTTTATTTATGTAACCTTATATAAAACAGAAATAGATAGATTACTTAATTTTTGTGAGAATGAAGGTATACAAATACAAACGCCAAAAGAAATATATGACAAAAATACAAATACAAAAAATAAATCTAATGGTTTGAAAATATTATTAAAACAAGGTAGTAATATTGTTATGACTCACGAGTTATTTAAAATAATGCAAGAAAATTTAATAGAATATATAGAGAAATATAACTATGTGTTATATTTAGATGAAGTTATGGATTTAGTACACACTTATAAATATAAATATTTTACTAAAGAAGATATATTTTTATTATTGGCACAAGAAATTATAGATATAAAAGATTATATAATTGAGTGGACATCATCTTACTATAATAGTGATAATACAAACATAGATTATGTAAATAGTAAAAATTATTTTAGTTCTAACACTTATGATGGTGTTTTTACAGATTTTAAAAATAAATGTGATAATAAATCTTTATATGTGATTGCAACAAATAATAAAAAAGGTAAAAGTATATATATGAATTTAGTATATATATTTCCACCTAAGATATTTACTGCATTTAAAAAAGTATTTGTATTAACTTATATGTTTGAAGCACAATTACAATCTGTATATTTTAAATTAATTTTAAATCCATATAAATTAAAAACTGTATGTTTTAATGAGAGTTTAAATAAATATGAATTAAAAGATTATGATTTAGAGGAAACAAAATTAGAATTTAATTGTTATAAAAATTTAATGAATATATATCAAGGGAAATATAATGATATAAGTAAAAAGACTAATTATTCTTATACATACTTACATAAGAATGAATTATCAGATATAAATAAACTTATGAGAAATATAAAAGAACGAGTTTGGAAAGTTGGAAATGAGGAAATTTTATGGACAACAGTAAAGGGTCAAAATGATAGGATTAAGGATAATTTATCTAAACAAGGTTTTAAATCTAATTTTGTACCTATAAATATGAGAGCCACAAATGAATATAGGTATAAAACTCATTTAATGTACATATATAATAAGTATATGAAACCTGACTTAAAAATTATATTTGGAATGGATATAAATGAAGATATTTATGCTCTATCAGATTTAATACAATGGATATTTAGGAGTGCAATTAGGGATGATAAACCTATAAATTTATTTTTACCAGCTGAAAGAATGAGAGATTTAATAAATAGGTCAGATAATTATTTTGATTTAATGTATAAAAGTTATTTACATAAACAAGAATTAATACAAGAACTTAGAATTAAAATATTGAAAGAAAAGTTTTCAAAGTAAAATCTTGACAACAACAAATAAAAATGTTATAATATATCATAAAATATAATTAATAAGGAGAGTGATAAACTTATGGCACTAACAAAAAAACAAATGGGTGTAGACGCCTATAAATGGTGTTTATTCCTTAAAAAAGAATTTAAGATAACTGATAGTGTAGCTTCTGCTATATATTATAAATATGTAAAAGGTGTATTAGCAGACAGAGGATTATTAGAAATAGGTTATAAGCCTACAAGAGAATTAGATAGTGTATGGATACCTAAATTCAGAGCAGATTTACAAAACTTTGTAAAAGATGTGAAAGGAATAGGGTTACAAAATTATCTAAGAATAGTGAATGGATTTAACTTTGATTACTTTACCATAACTACTTTTAATGTACTTATAGAAGATTTTATTGCTAATGGGACAGAGGGAAGTACAATATTACCTTTCAGTAAGTTTTTTGAGTATGTAGTTAAGATTACTGATGACTATAAACAACAATATAATAGGACAGTAGTAGATAAAATTACAAGAGAGAATGTATTAGATAGAATAAGAGTATCTGATGTATTATTACTAGATGTACACTGTAAAGTTATAGATGTCAACCTAGAGGGGTATGCAGATAAGGTAGAGTTTATAACAAGTAGAGAGGCTTATTGGGTGGAAAAGCAAGTATATAGATATTTAAAAGCACTTGAAAAAGAAAAGTATGATTTTGTTACAGATGAGATTATTGACTTTGTATTAAAAAAGAATAAAGTAAAATTGAATGAAGGACAAAATCAAGCTGTTAGAAGTTTTAGACATTATGGATTTAATATTATAACTGGTAAAGCGGGCTGTACAGATGGAAATACCGAGATTTTAACCCCTAATGGTTGGATAAAAATATCAGAATGGAAAGGACAAAATATTTTAGAAATAGATTTCAAAGACGAAGAATATAAGGATAAGACTACTATAGGAGTATTCAGACAACCTAAATCTTATATAAAAGAAAGAGTCAATCAATTTTATCAAGTAAAATCTGAAATTGTAGATATGATAATTTCTGAAAATCATAATAATATTTGTTTAACTAATTCTGGAAATAATATTTATAAAATGACTACTTTAGATTTATATAATAAATGGAATAGTTCAAATAAAAAAAATACTTATTGGAAAATACCTGTGTGTTTTAATTATAAAAATAATAAACAATTAGACTATTCAGAGGAATATATAAGATTAAAAGTGGCTATATTTGCAGATGGACATTTTGAAAAAAAATTACATACAAATAGATGTATATTATCTTTTCAAAAACTTAGAAAGAAAGAAAGATTGGAATATTTATTAAATATTCTAAATATATCTTATAAATTAACTCAAAGCTATTCTGAAAGAAGAAAATCAGATGTATATAGATTCTCTTTTTATGTAGATAATAAAGATAAAATATTTACTTGGGATTGGTTTTTAAATTCTAGTTATGAACAAAAACAAATTATTATAGATGAATTAAGATACTGGGATGGATATTGTAAAAAAAGTTCTAAATTAGGAGGTTATGAATATTATTCTAATGTGAAACAAAATGTAGATGTTATTCAAGCTATTGCACACTCAATAGGGTATACTGCTAATTTAAGAATAGATGAAAGAAATAACTGTTATATTTTATATATTTCTAATAGATGTACATATAGAACACTTAATAAACCTAGTCAAACTACTTTTGAAAAAGTAGAAGCGGGAGAGTATATGTACTGTTTTGAAACTCAAAGTGGGCAATTTTTAATTCGTAGAAATGGTAAAGTAGCAATAACAGGTAATAGTGGTAAGTCTTTTACATCAAAACAAATAATAGATAGTATGATTAGAGCAGGATATGACTTGACTATGTTGACACCAACTGCCATATCAGCAAAGGTTTTAACAAACTTTACAGGTAGACAAGCATACACTTTTCATAAGTATTTTATGGGAAGTGGTGGAAGTTCTACTAATAAAGATGATGAAGAACAAAAAATAGAATCTATTAATGAACAAGTGTACTATATAGATGAATGCTCGATGCTAGGCTTGGAGCATTACAAAATGCTAGTTACTCGTGTGTTATGTCCTGCATTAGATAGGAGAGAACAATTTATGTTAGAAAACCCAGATGCACCTAAAGAAGAAATACCGAAATTACCTAAAATAGTTATGGTAGGGGACACTAATCAATTACCTAGTATTAGTGCAGGTAGTTATTTTAGAGATTTTATAGACCTGTATAAAATAGGGGATTTGAAATGTAATTATATCAATTTAACACAAATAATGAGAGCAAAATCAGATACATATATACCTTATATTTGTGATAAATATTGTGTAGACTACTCTCCTATGGAAGATAGTATGTATATGAATGAAGAACCTAATGTATTTATGCTACCTCTATCAGAAGAACTAGAAACAGGAGATGCTTTAGGTAAATTTATCTATGAGTATATGCAAGAAATGAATAGTGTAGACCCTAATAATCCTTATAACTTTGAGAATACAACTATTATGTTACCTCAAAAGGTAGGGGATAAAGGTACTAAAAAAATTAATGAAGTCTTAGATACTCTTTATAAAAAAGATAACCCTAATGCTAAAACTATTGGTATGGTTATGAAAAATAATTATGATTTAATGGTATTCAACGGAGACAGATTTAGATTAGAGGGTAAAGAAGTATATGAGGAAAATCATTATTATGATAAACAAGGCAATCCAAAAGTAGAGATAGTATATGAATACACTGTTACTATGCTAGATGATGATAGAGAAGTTAAATTTAAAGATGGAGAGGTTAATTGGGAATTAGCCTATTGTTCAACAGTACATAAATTACAAGGGTGTACATCAGAAAATGTAATATTTGTGGCAAGTAGAACACATACATTTATGCTAACTAAACAATTAGTTTATACAGCATTATCTCGTGCTAGTAAAACTTTAACAGTGTTATATGATAAATTTACTTTTGAAAATGCAAGAAAAAGGGATACAAAGTACAATAGAAAAACATTCTTAGGAGAAATAGTTAAATTAAGAAAAGGAAAAGGTGGTAGATAAGATGGAACAAGAATTAATAAAAGTAGAAATAAATAGCAATAATGAAAAATGTGTAAGTGGAAAAGAATTACATAAAGTTTTAGAAATAGGAACTAGATTTGATACTTGGTTTAACAGAATGTGTGAGTATGGATTTGTAGCAAATGTAGATTTTACCCCTATGCTCAAAATTGTACACGACCCTATTACTAAAAAAGATAGAGAAGTGTTAGATGACTATGTAGTAAAATTAGATATGGCAAAAGAGATTGCTATGATACAAAGAACAGAAAAAGGTAAACAAGTAAGATTATATTTTATTGAAATAGAAAAGAAATATAATAATATAGAAAAGGAAGATTTATTACTACTAAATGTAGTTAGAGCAGAAAGTAAAGAACAAATAAGTTTGGCATTAAATGAGTATAGAACTCAAATAGTTATTCCTTTAAAAACAGAATTGAAAGAAACTCAACAAAAATTACAGTATAAACAAGAGGTTATTAATGGATTGTCAGAGGATACAAAATTACAAACTCAAAGACAATTTTTAGTAGAAATAATTTGTGCTAAGTCTAAAAATCCACAAGTAATTAAAGATAGATGGAATTTATTGTATGATTTCTATGATAAAGTAAAACATATTAGAGTAAGAGCTAGATGTGAGGGGTATAACTTAAAACAAAAGAAAAAGAAAGACCAATTAAGTGTACTAGGTTACATAGATGAACAACTAGGAGATATTCCAACCTTATATCAAGTAGCTGTAAAATTATTTGAATCTGATATTAAAGATAGATTACAAAAATATATGGAGGCTTTATAGTATGTTTACAGTTACAGGATTAATGAATAATAAAACAAATGAATTGGATACTATTGTAGTAAATAATAAAAAATATGAGTGGGGAGGGTTTAATAAAGGTATTCCCCCTAAAACATTTAAACAATTATATTTAGATAACAATAGGGATATAGATGGTATATTTTATTTTATTCAAGAATTAGCTTATGGTGGCGAAAAATGTGATGAAAAATTATCTGTTGAAGAAATAATGGAGTTGAGAAATAAAGATTTATTTTATCTCTATGTAATTACTTTTGTTGGTTATTTGGCTATTTATACAGTTGAAGTAGAAGATAAAGATTTTAAGGATTATACTTATGAAGAACTTTTTAATATATCTGAAAGAGATACATTTGTAGCTTGTCTCCTAGAGAATATGGTAAATATATTTGGAGAATTTCATTTAAGTAGAGTATTTCCATTATATACAGGTAAATCAATTTTAACGGGTTTAGACAGCCAAAATAAGCCAATCTATAAAGATGGTAGTAATGATATAGGTACAAAGGAGGAAATGCCAAAATGGGTATGCTAAGGCTTTCAGAATTGAAATTAAAAGATGAGATGAGAAAATATTTTAATCTTAAAGTTGAAGAACTACAAAATAGAGTAAGACAGCTTAAATTAAAAAAGAAATTCTATATATTAACAAATGAAAATGATAAAGGTTGTATGCTATATGCAAAGCATAGAATGGCTTTTGGTCAAATGTTAGGTTTAGAGGTAGTAGCAATACCTATTACCTCTGTGCAAGGCTTAAAAGAGGTTCTACTAGATATAAACAGTAATAGAATACCTTGTATGCTAGATATGCCTTGTGAGGATAATATTTATAAAACATATAAGAAATTAGTGTCAAAAGGATTAGATGTTGAGGGATTAGATATTTCAGAATGGCTAGATACAGATAATTATGATTATGCACCTGCAACACCAAAAGGAATAATGCAATTTTTAGATTGGTTAAATATAGAAGATTTTGAAAAGAAACAAATAACTATAATAGGTAAAGGTAGAACAGTAGGAAAGCCATTAATGAATATATTAACTAGATATTATAATAATGATGTTATGTGTGTTAATACTAATTCAAGTTATGATTTTATGATGTTTGCTTGTAAGAATGCAGATATTATAGTATGTGCTAGTGGTACAAGAGGTAGTATAGGAGATTTTCATACAAGTGATATTAAAAATGTGTTAGTATTCAATGTAGGTACTTGTGTACATAATGGAAAATTAGTTAATGAATATCAACCTGTTAAAGACAATATTCAATATACAGATACAAAAGATAGTGTAGGTATGTTGACTTTATTAGCTTTATTTGACACTATAGTTAAAAGAATGGAGGAATAAATATATGAAAAAATTTAGAGAAGTAGATTTAGACAGCTATTTAAAAAAATATGATTTATTAGATTTATATACAGATAAACCTGTTAGGGATACTACTTTATTCATAAATAAATATAAAAAATTTAATTTAGATAGAGAAAAATATAATTATGATGAGTTTTTAAGAGATAAAGTAGATAGTATTGTTTTATTACTAGAACAAGGACAATGGGTAATGGATAAAGATATTACCATAGATTGCTATGATTGGAAAGTAAATGATTATATTTTTGACTTGAAAAGAATATTTTTTAAAACAAATATTTTAACAGATGAAAGTATTTATTATGATGATAGAATCAAGCTAAAAGAAATAGTTATGCTTTTATGTAAAAAATATCAAGAAAATATTAAATATCACATTAAAAAAATAGAAAATATATTTGATGAATTAGAAATAGGATTAAAATATAATAAAGAGTTAGAAGAATATTTAGAAAAGGTAGGAGATTAGTTATATGGATTTAAACAAAGAATTAGATTTATTAAAGAAAGAAAATGAAGAATTAAAAAGTAGAATTAAAGATTTACAAGTTATAGAAGATTTATTTTATTGGAATGAAAGACAACCTAGTACAAGAGAAAATATTATTATGATATTAGATTCTGTATATGAGGATAATACTGTTAAGTATGTGGAAAAGACCAATGTATACCACGAAATATATACGGAGTTAAAAAATAGATTTAATTTAGATTTATTAAGTAAGTATATCAAAGCTAAGAACTTAAATAAGACACAAACTCAAGGTGTATTAGACTATACTTGTGAACTAAAATATGATGACTTACTCTTAGACTTAATTATATATGTTTATCCTAAAAATGCTAATAAAGTTTTAAGATATTCAGATAGTTTATTTAATAAAATATATGCTAGAGTATATGAGAAATTTAGTAAAGAGTAGATAATTTCTACTCTTTTTATTTTTATTAAAATTTTTATTGACATTTTATTTTATTTATGTTATAATTAGTTATCAAAAATAAAAAGGAAGTGGTGTAATATGGGTAAAAAAGATTTAAGTTATGATGTAAGAGATTTACAAGTAGCAATAGAACATTGTAATGAAAAGGTAAATACTCTTAAAGGAGATTGTCAAAAGGAACATTATAAACTTTTATTGATGTTACTAGATTTAAAGGAGTATAAAGTACAAAATAATTATGAACCTAATAATGTGTATTCAATTAATTCTTTAAATGAAATCAAACAAATAAGAGAAAAAGCAAAAAGTAGACAAATTTTAATTAGTAAATTTAATTTATTAGTTGAAAAATTAAATGAATTATTTAATAAAGCAAGTTTAGAGTTAGATTGTAAACAAGAGTATTTAGTTATCAAAGATAAAGATAATGAATACTGGTTTGATTACACATTTTTAGATAATAAATTAAATTTAGTTTTAATATATGAAATTGACAATATGAGTATACAATTATATAGAAAAATTAGTGGAGTATTTGAAGATATTTTAATACAATGTGATAACTTAGAAATAGAGGTGGTTAAATGAAATTAGATGAGAGAATGAAAAAATACGAATATGTTACTAGACATTATTTAATGACTAGAACACCTGTTATTGTGAGAATTGATGGCAAAGCCTTTCATACATTTACAAGAGGTATGAAAAAGCCTTTTGACCCCATATTTATGGAATCTATGCAAGATACAATGAAATATCTTTGTGAGAATGTTCAAGGTTGTGTGTTAGGGTATACACAATCTGATGAAATTAGTTTATTATTAATAGATTATGAAAATTTAGAAAGTTGTGCTTGGTTTGATAATAACCTAAGTAAAATTATTAGTATTACATCTAGTATAGCAAGTTTATACTTTCATAAGGCATTTTATAAAAATATGTTTAAATATTGTGTAGAAAATAATACTAATAAAGATTATAATGACTTATTAGTAAATAAGAGTAATACTTTACAATTCTTTGATAGTAGAGCTTTTAATTTACAAAAAGAAGAAGTTAATAATTATTTTGTTTGGAGACAACAAGATGCCATTAAAAATGCAATTCAAATGATTGGTAGAGCTTATTTTTCTCATAAAGAATTAGAAAATAAAAATGGTAAAGATATTATAGATATGTTAGATACTTTACATATAAATTATCATTCTTTCTCTACTTGTGAAAAAAGAGGTACTTGTTGTATTAAAACCAATAAAGGTTGGGAATTAGATACTGAAATACCAATTTTTAAAGATAATAAAGAGTATATTGAAAAATTAATTTATGTGGGAGAGTGATATATGAAATGTAGTGTTTGTGGCAAAGAAATAGATGGTAAATTCTATAAGGTGTATCCTACACAAGAAAATGAATATTATACAAATAACAATATTCTATTTATATGTAATAATTGTGTTAGGGTTAGAACAGTTAAAGTATTTAAAGTAAAACAAGGGTATCCATTACAAGATTTAGAATTTATAGAATACAAAAATTGTGATACCTATGCTAATGTATTAAATTATGTTCAATCGTTAGAGATAAAAGCATTAAAATTACAGAATACATTAAAGGATATAGAAAAGGATATAAATATGGATACTCTTACAAAAGATTATATAAAATCTATGTTAGAAGAGGACTTAAATAATATTAAACAAGAATTAAAATTGTTAGATAAAGAATATAAAAGGAGTGGTGTGTAATGCCAAGAGAAGTTAAATATGGAATTTTAGGTGGGATAGGAATTATTTTATTAGTTTTATTATTTTGGAATGGATACACAGTAGATACCGGAGAAGTTGCTATTATTAGTAATTTTGGTAAAGTATCTAAGATAGAAACAGAGGGATTACACTTTAAAATACCTTTTGTTCAAAGTAGACATTATATGGAAACAAGAGAGAAAACATATATATTTGGTAAAACAGATGAAATGGATACTACAATGGAAGTTAGTACCAAAGATATGCAAAGTATTAAATTAGAGTTTACAGTTCAAGCTAGTATAACTGACCCTATGAAATTGTATACTTCTTTTCAATCTAAATATGAAAGTAGATTTATAAGACCAAGAGTTAAAGAAATAGTACAAGCAACTATTTCAAGATATACAATAGAAGAATTTGTGAGCAAAAGAGCAGAGATATCTAAACAAATATATGAGGATTTAAAAGATGACTTTGCTTTATATGGTATTTCAGTTAGTAATGTTAGTTTAGTTAATCACGATTTTAGTGATGATTATGAAAGAGCTATTGAGAAAAAAAAAGTTGCAGAGCAAGAAGTTGAAACTGCTAAAGCATACCAACAAAAATTATTAGTAGAACAAGAAAATAAAGTTAAATTAGCAGAATATGAGTTAAAAGAAAAGGAATTAAAGGCAAAAGCTAATGCTATTGAAAGTAATTCACTTAGTCCACAATTACTTAAAAAGATGGCTATTGAAAAGTGGAATGGACAATTACCAAGAGTTCAAGGCAATGGCACTAATACACTTATACAGTTAGATTGATAGAGGAGATAGAGTAGTTGTTTGGCTACTCTATTTTTTGCTTGACATATTCTTATTTTTATGCTATAATACTCTTAAATAAAATAAAGGTAGGTGTTCAAATGGTTTTTAAAGTTATAGGCTTAACTCTTGGTACTATACTATGCTTATTTTCTATTATTAGCTTTCTAAAATGGAGAAGTGATAAAGAAAAAATGGATAGTATAATTTTAGGTTTTATTGGATTTGTAATTATAAGAGTAATATTAAAATATTTTTAAAGGAGGAATATATGGAATTTGATTGTTTAGGACAGAATACAAAAAGTAACATAAAATTAATTGTAAGAAATGAATTAGCTCATCGTGATTTAACAATAAAACAAATAAACTTTATTAATTTAGATAATGGTTGGAAGTTTGAGATGATAGTAGACCAAACACAAGATAGTTTATATGTTATCTATGATAGAAATACATTTAGTGATATGAATTTATATAATCATATAGGTGTTTATTATTGCTATTCTAATTTTAAAAAAGAAAATGAAGAATACTATAATAAATTAAGAGAAAATAACACTATTCAAAAGGTCAAAGATAGAATACTTAAATTTCTATGTGATGTGTCTTATCATAGTGAATTAACTAATATTTTAAGTTATCAAAACATAGATAGTTTAAGGTTGTTGTGTAAAAATGTATATGTAATTTTTGAAAAAGATAATAATTTTACTATTCAACTTATGAAAGAAGATTATACTATATTTGCTAGTATACATCTTAGAGTAAAAAAGAATGGAAAATACACTTTAAAGTGGACAATAGAGGAACAGAATAATTTAACAGATATTATTCAAACTCAACAAGAGAATACTACTCTTATAAGTTGTATAGTGTTATTGAAAACTTTATTAGAAAGAAAGGGGTTGAGATATTGTGAAAATTCTTAATATATGGGGTAAACTCCCAAATGTATTTGTAAAAACTTGGGATGGTATGGAAAGTATATATTATAAGACTGTTTTAGTAAATGGTAAGTATAGGATGTATAAACTAATTTATAGATACTCTGACAGTTATGATGTTATTAGATACTGGAGTAATGATAAAATATTAATAAATAAAGTTAAGGAATATTGTGGCATTAAAAATTAAATCAATTCTAAGGCTCTTATAAGTACTTTAAACAAGTTTTATAAATTAGGTATATAATTAGTTGTCTATACATATTAAAATGTGTTTAAAGACTATATGAGAGCTTTAAATTAAATTATGAAAGGAAGTGATAAAGATAAAAGAGAAAGATACAATATGGATAAATAGATGGATAGGAAGAGTACCTATTAAAAGAGAGTTTGATTGTTTAGAGTGTGGTAAACACATAGTAGTTAATAGTAAAGAAGATAAAAGAGTTAAATTCTGTTGTGATAATCATAGTAGAAAATATATAAGTAGAGGGCATAGACATAAGAAATTAACTAGAAATAAACGAGAATATAAGTCTTTACAAAGGGATGTTATAAAAGAAATTAATTCAGATTCTTATTATTTTATAGAGAATGGAGTTAAGTATAGATGTAGTAAAAATGGTTATAAAATAAGAGAATTATTTAGTAAAGATTTAATAAAAAATAAAAGAAAAGGTTGGAGTACTCAAGATTTAACTGAACTTGTGGGTTTAAAAGTTGGAGGTTTATATAAGGATAAAGATATTGCATTATTACTTGAAAGACCTATAAGTGCAATTAGGAACAAATTTTATACAGTAAGAAAACAAGGTAAAATACCTATGTATTTGGAAAAATTTAAGAAAGGAAATAGTGATTAGATGAAAAAGTTGTTTACAGAGATACCAAAAATATTGTGTGCTATTATTATAAGTTTTATGGTCATACTTCTTATCTTTATAGGATGTGCTGTTCTAATAGCTTATACAGGTGTATTATTAAATTATTTTAATATTGTAAGCAAAGACTTATTATATTTTATTGTGCCAAAAGCAAGTATGTTATTGAGTGCTATTATATCTGCTTATATTGGAGTATCCATTAGTGAATCAGTATATAATAAATAAAGGTACTTGACAAATTATAGAATATATGATAGAATACTTACAAATTTAGTAAAGGAGTTCAAATGGATAGTAAATATGTTAATGGCAAAATTATGAAACAAAATAAAAAGAATTTATTAAATCAATATTTTACGAAGTCAGAAATAGCAAGACAACTATATAAACAAGTAAGAAAAGTAATATCCAGATTTGATAAAATTGTGGATTTTAATTGGATTGAGCCAAGTGCTGGTAATGGTGCATTTTATAATTTATTGCCTAATAAAAAAAGAATAGGGATAGATATTGAGCCTAAAATTAAAGATGTAATTAAAATGGATTACTTAAAATATCAGATAAAAAAAAGATGATAGAATTATAGTAATAGGCAATCCACCTTTTGGGCATAGAGGTGTTATGGCATTAAATTTTATAAATCATTCGGTAGAGGCTGAATATGTTTGTTTTATATTACCTATGTTTTTTGAAAGTAAAGGAAAAGGTTCAATAAAATATAGAGTTAAAAATTTTAACTTAATACATAGTGAAAAATTACCACCAAATTCTTTTTATAATCCTAATAATAATAAAGATGTTAATGTGGAGTGTGTTTTTCAAATTTGGAGTAAGAAACACAAATTAGAAAATAAAGAATTTTCTTGGTATAATAACAAAGCAAATGAACCATTTAGTGAATATATAAAGGTTTATACTGTATCACTGGCTAAAAATAGAGAATGTGGAAAAAGATGGATATATGATGAAAAAGCAGATTTTTATATTTCTTCAACATTTTACAATAATACAGAAATAGTGTATAATTTTAAAGATGTCAAATATAAATCAGGTATAGCAATAGTTTTTCAAACAGATAACAAAGAAGTGCAAGAAAAAATATTAGATATATTTAAAAATGTAGATTGGCAAAAATATGCCAACAAAGCTACTAATTCTTGTTTTCATTTGGGTAAGTCTAATATATACCAAGTTATCAATGATAATTTGGCATCCATAGAAAGGAGAAAATGATATATACTAAGATTTAGTTTAAAAGTGGGATTTATATATTATAATATCTAGAAGTTTATTAAAGGAGAGTGTTATATGAGATATCAAAAAGAAACAGATTATCAATTTTTATGTAGACAAATAGACAAATGTATTGAACTACTCCAAGATTTAAAGAACACAGAAATAATACCTTGTAGTAATTGGAGTAAACAAGAAAAAGAAAAAGGTAAAATAGTTAAGAGTAGAGTAAAAAGAACTCGTAAACAAATCAATGATTGGCTTTCTCAAATAGAAAAAGATACTTTAGAATTACAAAGATTAGGGTTGATGGAAGATGAAACTATTGATTAGTTGTGTAGTAGGGAATAATCCTAATGCTATTATTACCTATAATAATATTAGAAGATATATATTAGATGTTGATAAGAATAGCTTTATGTCTAATAAGATAGAAGATAGATTAAAAGGCTTAGATTTAATGTGTAAGGCAGAAATGAAAGTACAAGGTAAAGTAAAAGTTTTAACTTATCAGATTGTGAGTGATGACTAATGCCTAGTAAAGTTTATGCTTGGTATAATTCCAATTTAGACAATGGAATAGATAAAGATTGGAATACTTGTAAAGAAAGAAAAGCATTAAGGTATAAGTCTTTTAAAACTCTGCAAGAAGCACAAGATTGGCTAGATAATGGTGCTAAGTATGATAAACCTCAAATAGAATTAAATGAGGGTGTATATTTTGATAGTGGAACGGGACGAGGAAGAGGTATTACAGAAGTAAGAGTTACAGATAAAGATAAGAATAGTTTATTAAAGCATTTAATTACTCCTAGATTTACTCAATGGTTAGATAATTTAGGTTGGAAAATAAATGGATTTGATAACATAGAATTAGATGTACATAAATCTAATAATTATGGAGAATTATTAGGATTATATTTAGCACTTGAAATTGCAAGAAAATTAGGATATATGGATGTGTATGGGGACAGTAAATTAGTTATTTATTATTGGAGTAAAGGACAATATAATAATCTACCAAAGGAAACAGTAAAACTTATAGAAAAAGTAACAGAGAATAGAAAAAACTTTGGTGGAAATATTAGATACATTAACGGGGATTTTAACCCAGCTGATTTAGGATTTCATAAATAATAAAATTTTTACTTGACAAAGTTAATTATGTATGTTATAATAGTTATACAATGTTAAAAGGTAGGTGGTAAGTATAGTATATCAAGGAAGTAAAAATAGATTAGCAAAATATATTATACCTTTACTTAACAAGCTAATTCAAGCTAATGGGTGTACTTTATTCATTGATGCTTGTTGTGGTGGAGCTAATATAATTGCTAATACAAAATATCCAATAGTATGTAAAACTAAATATGCTTTTGATAACAATAAGTATTTAATAGCTTTATTTGATAAAGTAAAATTTGATGATTTAGATACTTATATTGAGGTAGATGAGAATAAATATAAAGAAGTAAAACAAGATTTATTGCTAGGAAACAATACTTATGAGGATTGGTATTATGGGTATGTAGGTTTTCTATTTAGTTATGGTACAGTATTTATGGATAGTTATGCAAGAGGGAATGATAATAAAGGTAACCCTAGAAATATGGGTAAAGAAAGATATACTAATCTGTTAAATCAAAAAGAAGCATTAAAAGATACAATATTCACAGTTCAAAATATATTTGATATTAATTTAGATAAATTAAATAAAAATATGTTAATCTATATAGACCCTCCATATAAAGATACAAAACAATATAACAGACAAAAATTTGATACAGAAAAGTTTTGGAATTTAGTAAGAGAAATGTCAAAAAGATGTATAGTAGTTGTGAGTGAATATGAAGCACCAAATGATTTTATAACTATATGGGAAAAGGAATTATTACAAAATATAAATAGAAAAGCACTAGATAGACAAAAAGCAACAGAGAAATTATTTGTAATAAAAGATTATTGGTGGAAAGGGGTTGAGATATGAAGTACTTAATTTATACAGGTATGAATAACTATTTAGAAGTAAGTAGTTTACAAATTCAAAGCAGAATAGTAAATTATATTTTAAGTAAATTTGAGTATGAATATGAAGTTGAAAATTTAATTTATGATGAAGATGAGGATACTTATAAAGTTATGTTTGATTACAATCATAATTTACAAGAATTTTTAACTTTTATAAGAAATACTCATAAACATCTATTTAAAGATAATTTAAAAGATTTAGATATAGATATGGATAAATTAGGACATACATTAAATTCTTATTTAAACCTTCAACAATCATTATATGATTGTGCTACTGGAATACAAGATATTATATTTGTTCTTAATTTAGGGGAAAATTGTGAGGTAAACTATAATGAATACTAAGATACTATTTTTAGACTTTGACGGAGTTGTAAATAACATAGGTACTAGAAGTGGTATGGGGTTAAATATTCCTTTTAAATGTTATGATGAAAAATATATGCTAACTGATTGGGGATTTGAGAATATAGGGGTATTTAATCAATTATTATTATGGTGTTTAGAAAATAATGTAAAAATAGTAATATCATCTAGTTGGAGAATATGTATTGGCTATGCTAAAGAATTTAATGAGTTTTTTGATACTGTATTTCACGAGTATTTTTGGTTAAAAAAAGTAAATTCACTAGATAGTTTGGTTATTGATACCACAAGTAGTACTAGAACTAATAGAGAACTTGAAATTAAGGAATGGTTAGAGAAAAATAAATATAATGGAAAATTTGTAATACTAGATGATGATGTGTGTTATGGTAATAAATATTTTAAAGATAAACATATAGTTAAAACTAATAATAAAGTTGGTTTAACTAAGGTAAAATTAGAAGAAATAAAGAGAAAATTAAAAGATTAAATTAATGTATAAGTATCATTATACAAAAAGATGAAGGAGTGATGTATTTATGGCTGATAGGATGTTAGTGATAGGAGAAAGTTCTGCTGGAAAGGCTCTAGCAGATTATGAAGTAGTTTTAACAGATAAAGGTTGGATTCCTATAGGAGATATAAATATAGGGGATATTATATATGATGAAATAGGAGAACCTACAAAAGTAGTAAAAACATATAAATATAATGCTAAAATATATAGAGTACATTTTAAAGATGGTACTTATATAGATAGTTGTAAAGACCATAAGTGGAAAATAGGGTATGATTCACACCACAGAGAAACTTATAAAGTTATGACTACTTTGGAATTAAAAACAAAAATAGATAATAGAAATGAAGTCATAAAAAGAAAATATAATAGATTTTTTGTTCCTACAACTTTACCTGTTCAACACAAGAGTAAAAAATTACCTCTACACCCATATTTGTTAGGTGTTTTATTAGGTGATGGTTATATACCTGTTAGAGGGCAATTATCTTTTTCAAATACAGAAAAAGATATTATAGAAAAAACTTCAAAATTATTTAAAGAGTTTGGTTTAAATGTAAAAAAATATACAGATAAGAATTACAGTTATACTTTAGTAGGTAATGACATAGAAACAAGAGTGTTAAAAAATATATTAAAAGACTTAGGCTTACTAGGAAAAAAATCAAAAGAAAAATTTATCCCTGAAATATATTTAAGAAGTTCAGAAAATGATAGAAGATTACTATTACAGGGCTTAATAGATACTGATGGGAATGTAGATAATAGACACTATGGTATATCTTTTTCTACAATGTCTAGTAAATTAAAAGATGATATAAAAGATTTATCAACTTCTCTTGGAATAATTACAACAGTATACACACAGGATAGAACAAAAGATAATAAAGGTATATGTTATGAAGTGAATTTTCAAACAAAAGAAAAAATTTGGAGTTCAGAAAAACATCAAAAAAGATTTGAACAGGTTAAGAAACACGATAGACATAATAATGGATATAGATTATTTGTTACTCATATAGAGGAATTAGATGATATAGTACCTATGACTTGTTTGGAAGTAGACAGCTCTTATCATACATTCTTAACTAAAAATCATATAGTAACCCATAATTCTAGTGGAATTAGGAATATGAATCCTAGCGATACCATAGTAATAAAATGTTTTAATAAAAGACTACCATTTAAGAATGGGGATAATAAATTTAAAGTATATACCCCACAAAACTATGAAGAATTAATAGGAGCTATTGTAGATATATTAGAAAAAGATAAAAATAAAAAAGTAAAAAATATAGTTATAGATGACATTATTTACTTTATGTCTGATGAGTTTATGAAAACAATTAATGTTAAAGGCTTTGAAAAGTTTAGTAATATGGCATCGGGACTCTATGGAGCATTTAAAGACATACCTGATTTATTATTGAAAGACAGACCTGATATCTTAGTAACATTTATGACACATGCAACTGTCAATGAACTAGGTAACATCTCAATAAGAACAATAGGTAAACTTATAGATGAGAAAGTTAAACTAGAAGGTATGTTTGAAATGGTATTACTTGCTAGAATGAATGAAGATGGTAGATATGTGTTCCAAGTTCATAATATGAATAATAGTAAATCAGTTGTAAAAACACCTATGGGTATGTTTGATACTGATGAGATAGATAATGATTTAGCTTATGTTATTCAAAAAAGAAATGAATATTACGGAATAGAAGAGCCTAAAAAAGAAACAAAATAATACTTGCAATTTTATAAGAGATATGATATAATACTTTTAACTAAGTGTTATGTCTATCTTAAAAGACATTATAAAATTACTGTCTTGTAAGATAGACATAAAGAAAGTGAGGTGAAGCAAATAAAATGGATGAGAAAACTTTAAAGGATATAATTGAGAATATATGTGTAAGTTTAGAAATTAATTCTAAAAAATGTGAAGAGTTAAAGGCAACTAATTTAATTATTGCTCAACAATTAAAAGAGTTATTTCCTAATAAGTATTATTATAACACAATATTAGAAAATGAAAACCCAATATCAGAGGAACAATTAGCAAAGGATTATAACTTTGAGGTATCTACTTTTAAAGATTTATTAAGTAATTTAGGAATTGTAGATAAGACAAAAAACTATTACATACTAGCAGAAAAATATCAAGGTTGTAATTATATTAAAAGTGAATTTAAAGACAATGAAATTATTAGTTATTGGACTCAAAAAGGTAGATTATTTATTTATGATTTTTTAAAACAAAAAGGAATATTACCAACAATAGAAAAAGAAAATATAGATGAGGAGTGATGTGTGATGGTAGACAAATCAAAATTAATAGGAAAAGTAGATATTATAGGCGTAATTCAAGGAATAGAACACCCAACAAAGAATGAAGATGGTAAACAAGTAGAAATTAAAACTATTGTAAATTTAATAGTAGAAAATCCAATAACAAAGTCTACAGTATCTTTACCATTCTTTACTAATGAATGGGATAAACTACAATACTTTGATAATGGACAACCTCAAAGAGTATCAGAACAAAATGCAACTGAAGAAATGAAAAGAAAAGCTATTAAATATGAAATTAAAGGACAAAAAGAAACAAAAACATATTTAACAGTAAAATCTTTTGTAGAGGCTTTGAAATTGTTTAAGGGTAAAAAAGTAAAAATTGAAGGTGTAAGTAGATATAGAATTAATAATCAAGGATTTTTACAACAAAACTTAGAATGTAAGAAAGTAGAATATATAAACCAAAAAGAAACAAATTATAGATTACAAACTCATACTTATGTTCTATTATCTAAAAAAGAAATAGAAACTATGGATTTAGATAAAGAATTAGAGATATATGTTCCACTTGGTACTCAAAATGAATATTATAGACAAAAAGCAATAATTCCTTTAGAAATATTCTTAGATGGTGTTTTGAAAAATGATAGACCTTTGGCAAAACAAATATTAGATACAATGAGAAATGATTGTGCTAAAAGTTTTGAATTAGAAGGGTATTATCTAGTCCCTGCAACAATAGAGTTAGAAAACGGTAAAGCATTCAGAGAACCTACTGAAGATGATGTAACACAAGGTGTTAGACTTTTACACCAAGCTACAAGTAAAGGGGATATGGAATTATACAAACAAAAAATGGCTTTAGAATTTAAAAAGATTGGATTAATTCCTGTTGAGAGAGGTACAATAAATATTGCTATTATAGCTTTTGATAAGGTAGATTATGTAGAATATCCAAGTTTACAAGACTACTCTAATAATTCAGGGGCTAATGCAATACAAAATGCTACTCAAAGTTCAATGCAAAAAGCCTTAGAAACTATGAAAAAGATAAAAGAAAATAATCCACAATCTAGTACATCTGTAAATGAAACACCAAAAGACGAACCTAAAACAGAAGTAAAGGAAGAAGTCAAACAAGAGAATAAAGTAGATGGAGCTAAGACTGAAACTACAGGTTCAGAGGATAAAAAGACAGAAACAACTAACACAACAACTGGAAATACTACAGAAAACTCTGAAGACCAGTTTCCCTTTTAGACTCAACAATTAAATAAAATTAATCAAAGGTAGGTAAAGTTATTTGCCTACCTTATTTTACTAATAAAGGTGGTGTATGTTTTGGCAAGAAAGAAAAAAGATAAAAGTGTAGAAGAAAGAAATAAAGAAATATATGAGAATTTATTAGAATTTTTAATACAAGGTAATAGAAAAAGTCTTAATGTAAAGAATAAAAAATTATTAAAAGACTTTGAAAATGAAGTAGAAACTTATCAAAAGAGAATTTATTTTTTGTATCAAATACAAGATAGTTATTTAGAATGGAATACTTTAAGTACAGATGTAAATGCTAATTTTAATCAATTAATATATTTAATTAACTTAAATAAAGAAGATTTACATAGACAATATATTAGTCCTTATGATATTGACCCTAAATATTTAAAAACAGATAAGAGTAAGATTATAATAAATAAAGATGAAAAGGTTATGAAAGACTATACAGAACTTGAAAAAAAGGTAGGGATAATATGAGTGTAATTGATACTAAGAGAGAATTAATGCAAGTATTAGAAGCTAGACTACTTGCAGGAGTATTACAAAATATAGATAATTTTAATATGTTAGAAGAAAAGACAAATAAAAATGTTATATTTACAGTAGATGATTATAAAAAATTCTATGAAGTATGTAAAATACTATATAATAAACAAAAGTACACTAATATAGATGAGTTTGCTTTATCTACTTTTTTAAACACTTTATCTATTGATGAAAAGAGAAAACAAGAGTGTATGAGTATATTCTATCTTATTCAAGAGTTAAATAAAGAGAATATAATTGATTTTGAGGGTGTTTTAGAGCAATATACAATAGTTAGTGTACCTTTAAGACTATATGATAAGATAGCTCGTAATGGTGGGTTAGAAGAGTTTATAGGTAAATTAACTAATTTTGACAATAGTGATGACTTAACTACTACTATGGAGGGTATGATAAGTGAAATATGTAGTGTAGGTACAGCTGACAGTAACTTTGTAGAAACAAACTTAACTCAAAGTATTACAGATGATTTTATTAAAAATATAAGAAGTGGTAAGAGAATAGATTGTGTACCTTTTATGTTAAAGTATAGTTATTTGAATAAATATAATAAAGGTATAGTTAGGGGAGTTAATGGAATCGCCAGTTTTAGTGGCTTCGGAAAGACTAATTGGCTTATTTCTGTGTGTGTACTATCTTTATTAGAAAATTCTAAAGATAAAATTTGTTTATTTTGTAATGAACAAGCCTATGAAATATTCATACAAACATTAACTTTTGCATATATTACTAATGTATTTTCATTAATGAATGAAACTGGAAAAATGATTAGTCGTGCTGAATATGGAGAAAATTGCTTGTCAAAAGAGGATATGGATTATTTTATAAAGGCTATGCTAGATTGGAAAGAAAGATATAAGGATAGAATTACACATATTTATTTTGAGAATATGAAACCTAATATACTTAGAAGAGAAATAAAGAAAAAAGTTAGACAGGGATATAGACATTTTGTATATGATACTTTTAAAGCAGATGAAGAGGAATATAAAGATATTATAGAATTATCTCGTGTAGCAGATAATTTAACCAAAAGATTTAATATTACTTTTACTATTACTCTACAACTTGCAGGGGAATCTTATGGAACAAAATACTTGACATACAAATGTTTAGCAAGAGCAAAAGCAATTAAGGAAATATTAGAAAATCTTATGTTATTTAGAAAATTAGATAAAGAAGAATTAGTAAATTTAATAGTTATGAAACATAATGAAGAAACTGGAAAAGAAGAAGAAGTATCTTTTAGAACAGATGTACCCTATTATGCTTTTTTCTGTGATAAAAACAGGAATGGAAGAGATGGGTATGTATTAATGTATTATATAGATTTAGATACCCTTTACTATGAAGAAATAGGAGTTATTCAAAATATGCCAAAAGATACATCAAGGAAAAAATCCTCTCAGTGAGTTGATTTTATGATACTAGAAGATATTGTATTACATAATCTTAACTTAAATAGAGAAATATTATATAGTCTTTTAAATGGTTATGTAGGTAAATTAACTCCTAGTTCTGATGGCACTACTCTTAGATTTGATGTACAACATAGTTCAAATGCTTATGTTCTTTCACTAGATGATAGTTTGAGATATTATAATTTCAGAAATAATGAAAAAGGCAATATCTTAGACTTATTGAGTAAATTAGCTGATGTAGATAAAACTAAATATATCACAGAACTGTACTTAAATTTAAGGTTAGAAAATAAACTTATTAATGAGTGTGGAGAAATAGAGGAGTGGGAAGAAAACTATGTTTATCAAGTACCTGAAATATATGATAAAGAATGCTTAGAACAGTATCCAAAAGTTATATCAGAAATGTTTTTAAAGGATGGTATAGGAATAGAAACTCAATTATTCTTTAATATCAGATATGATAAAAGAACTCGTAGAATAGTAATTCCAGTGTTCTATAATAATGAATTAATAGGTGCTATTGGTAGAAGAAATGCTATACATTTACAAGAAAAAGAAAATAAATATATGCCAGTTCTTAGATATAGTAAATCTCTTGTATTCTTCGGCTATGATGTTTACTATGATTTAATCAAAAAGACAAAAATAGTTATGTTAGTTGAGAGTGAAAAGTCTGTAATGAAAATGTGGCAGATGGAAAGTAAAATACCTACACTAGCATTAGGAAGTAATGCACTTTCAAGAAATCATATAGAAATATTAAAACTATTACAAGTAGATACAGTTATACTTGCACTAGATAAATCTTTAGATTATGTAGACAGTCTTATTCCCAATATTCAAAGATTAAAGAAATATGGTAGAGAGTGTAAGATTAAATACATAGATGTAAATAATATACCCAATAATTTATTAGGAGAAAAAGAAGCTATCTGTGATAGAAATAGGGAAGAAATTACAGAAATATTTACAAAATATTTAAAAGATGAAAATTTTTAAAAAATCTACTTGACAAGAGTAGATTTTTTTGGTATAATATTAGAAAATGCAGAAATTGTATTAAAAATTATTAAAATAGAGGAGTGATGCAGAAAATGCAAAATTTAATAAAAGTAAAGGTAGAAAATAAAGATGGAATTTTGGTGGTAGATAGCAGAATAGTTGCTAAGGAATTAGGTGTTAGACACGATAATTTATTAGTGAAAATAGAAAACTATATTGATAAATTTAACTCACCTGAACTTTCAGGACAGTTCTATATATTAGGTAATTATATGAGTTCAGATGGCAGAAATGTAAAAATGTACTGGATAACAGAAAAAGGTATTGCACAATTACTTGGAGGATATAATGCCAGTGTTCCAATAGCTTTTGAACTCAATGTAGCTTATATTAATGAATTTGATAGAATGAAACAATATATCAAATCTACTAATTCAGTTGAGATGTCGGAGGATATGTTATTAAGTAAAGCTGTTTTAGTTGCTACTAAAAAAATAGAAGCATTAGAACAAAAAATATTAGAAGATAAACCAAAAATAGAATATGTAGATAATGTTTTAAATTCTGAAAGTCTATTGACTACACCTATTATAGGAAAAGATTTTGGATTAAGTGCCAAAAAACTTAATGAGATATTAAGTCAAGGTAAAATTATTTATAAACAAAGTGGAACTTGGATACTATATTCTAAATATCAAGATTTAGGCTTAGCACAAACAGTTACTACTGAAAAAACTACAAAAGAGGGAGTACAATTAACTTTTCATACTCTTAAATGGACTGAAAAAGGAAAACAATTTATTTATAATTATTTAAAGAAATTAGGATATAAATTAGCTGTTGAGGTGTAGTTATGGAACAGACACCTCAAGTAGATTTAATAAAGAAACATAAACAATGGTTTAAAGATTTAAGTATACATATAGATAAATTTAACTTTGGTATACTTAAAGATGATTTAACAAAATTAGAACAAATATATATGGGGGGACTTGTAAAGAGTGGGTATTTCACTGAAACTGTGCAAGGTTATTTACTAACTCTAAAAGGACAATCTGAATTAGGAGTAAATCAAAAACAATCAGATAAAGTAAAAGAATTAAAAGCTAATAAAATTAAGTTATGGAGTTTTAGTGAATTAGAACAATGGAATGGTTGTCAACTATCTTATAAATTACAAAGACTAGATAGAGTACCTCAATTACATTCCTCATATTCATTTTATGGCTCTCTAGCCCACGATATACAAGAGAGTTATGTATTAGGTAATATAAGTTATAAGGAGATGATAGAACAGTTTAAAACTAGGTTAGAAAGGCTTAAAATATTAGGGGTACTTTTACCTAAAGATAGAAAAGGTGGACTAACTATTCAAGAAAATTATGAGAAATGTTTAAAAGATTATTTTAGACACAATTATACAGAAATTACCAAAGATATTAGAGTAGAAGTAGAAGTACTAAACCAAATAGGAGAACATTGGATATTAGGTTATATTGATTATCTAAAGATTAATAGAAAAGAAAACGGAAAGTTCTATGTAGATATTATAGACTTTAAGACATCTACTATATTTACAAAAGAAGAAATGAAAACAAAAGCAAGACAATTAATATTATATAAAATATTATTAGAAAAATCATACCCTAATATAGTAGTAGAAAATATAGGATTTGACTTTATGAAATATGTTAATATTTATTTTAATAGTAAACCTTCTAGGAAGTCAAGGAAAGATAATTATATAGAATCCTACTATGATAAGCTAATAAAAGAACTTGGAGAGGATATGGACAAAGAAATTCAGAAATGGATTAGAACAAAGACTATACCTCAAGAGTACCAATATTTAATTAATATAAAAAATTGTTATGTGTATTATTATCCTACACAAGAGGATATAGATGAAATTACTCAATATGTAGAGAATACTACACAAGAAGTTAAAAATGGTATAGAACAGAATGAGTTTACTAATAGGGATTATGCAAATGAACAATTCTTTTGTGATAATTTGTGTGGTTTTAGAGAGAAATGTCCTATTATAAATCAATCTAATATACCACAAGGAAAGTCAATGAATAGTATATTACAAGATATTTTAAAGAAAAGAAAAGAGGGAAAATGAAACCTATTAAACATATAGTTAGCTTTTCAGGATGAAAAGATAGTACAGCAATGCTTCTAAAAATGATAGAAAATAATATGCCTATAGATGATATAATATTTTTGGATACTACTGTAGAATTTCCAGAAATGTATAAGCATATTGACAGAGTAGAAAATTATATAGGTAGACATATAACAAGATTAAAAGCAGAGAAAGATTTTGAATATATGTTATTACACTATGAAAAGAAAAAGGGTAAGAATAAAGGACAAAAAGGTTACTCTTTCCCAGATTTTCGTAATCGCTGGTGTACTAATTATTTTAAAAAATCAGTTATTAGAAAATATATTAAAAATAAATATAAAGATTATGATATTATAGAATATCACGGAATAGCCATAGATGAAACAGAAAGATTAAATAAAAACAAAGAAAAGGTTATAAAATATCCTCTTGTAAACTGGAATATGACAGAAAAAGATTGTTTAGAATATTGTTATGCTAAGGGATTTAATTGGAATGGCTTATATGAGAAATTTCACAGATTATCCTGTTGGTGTTGTCCTTTACAAAGATTAGGAGGATTAAAAATTCTATATAGGGAATACCCGAATCTATGGAGTAAATTAAAATATTGGCAAGAAAATACATATAGAAAATTTAGAAGTAGATATACAATACAAGAATTAGAAAATAAATTTAAAAAAGAAATAGAAAAGGAGAAATAAAATGAAAAAAATAGATTATACTTTATTAGATGGACAAACTTATCAATTAGAATTTAAGGGTGGATACGGACATAGTGTTGGTATAGATGTAGCTTTGGCAGAAGATGTAGAATTACATTATGGAGAGTTTAAGATATGTTCATTAGGATTTACTATGAAAGTACCTGATGGTTATAAAGCAGACTTAAAACCAAGAAGTTCTACATTTAAAACTTGGGGAGTATTACAAGCCAACTCAATCGGGCTATTTGAACCAAGCTATAGCTCAACTTCGGATTTATGGGCTATTCCACTTTTTAGACCTTTAGATTATAAAGCTATGCAAAGATTATATAAGGGGGATAAATCCTTGTTGGAGGATATTTTAGTTATTCCAAAAGGTACTAGAATAGGACAAATAGAAATATTTAAGGCACAAGATGAAGTAGAATTAAATTTAATGAGTAATGAAGAGTATGCAAAAAAACACCCTAATGTTAGAGGTGGTTTTGGTAGTACAGGTACTAGATAAGGAGAGTATAAAATGAGTAATATAATTAATTATGGTATTGAAAATAAAAATGGTATATTAGTTGTAGACAGTAGAATACTTGCTAAGTATTTAGGTGTAGAACATAAAAATTTAATTAAGAAAATTGAGAGTTATATTGAAAGATTTAGCTCGGCTACACTTGTAGCCCAGTTCTATATATTAAGTAATTACATAAGTTTAGATGGACGAACTGTTAAAAATTATTTAATCACTGAAAAAGGAGTAGCACAACTTTTAGGTGGTTATAATTCTACTTTACCTATTGCTTTTGAGTTAAATATAGCATATATTAATGAATTTGAAAGAATGAAACAATATATTAATATGGTTAATGAAGAAAGTAAATTACTTTTAGATATAATTAATGCAAAAGATAATATGAGTAGAGCAATAGCATTAAATGAATATAATCAAAAAATTGTAGAACCCCTTAAACTAGAGAATGAAGAATTAAAACCTAAAGCTAATTATTATGACTTTGTATTACAAAGTCCTAACTTAGTTACTGTAAAAGCTATGGCATCTGATTATGGAAAATCTGCACAATGGCTTAATAAATACTTAAATGAAAAAGGTATACAATATAAACAAGGTGGAACTTGGTATTTATATACTAAGTATTCAGAATTAGGGTATGCTAAATTAGTTACAACAGCAATAGATGAGGAACATACAAGAGAGCATTTAAAATGGACACATAAAGGTAGATTATTTGTATATAATTTGCTAAAAGAAGATAATATATTACCTTTACTTGAAAGAGAGGAAAATAATTAAGTGAAAATATTTGAAATTTATAATGAAAATTTGAAAGAAACTTTTTATGTACATAGTTTATATGATTTTTGTAAATTTAATGGATTGACTGAAAGATTATTAAGATATACACACCCAAAATTAAAAGAGTTACACAATAGAGATAAAAATGTAAGATGTCAACCTTATCATAAAGGCTTCAAAATAGTTAGAGAATTTAATGATGATAGAATAGTTAAGTCAGAAAAAGGTAAATACAGTGTATATTATGTAGTAGATTTAGGAGAATACTATTATATACCTTATGAAGAACAGATAGAGGATGCTGTTAAAAAAGCAATGAAAGAACAGAAAAAACAAGCAAATACTAATAGTAGTAAAGAAACCTATGATTTTAGTGATTTAGGAACTGAAGAACAAGAAAATACTACGGATGAATATTTAGTCAAAAAATATCAAGCAAGTCTGAAAACAATACAAAAATTAAGAGATGAAAACAATTTATTAAGAAAATCAGCAAGAGAAACATTTAGAGGGGAACAAGCAGTAGAAGAGATAAAATCAAAATTATATTCTATGGCTAAGGACTTAAGTGGTGTGAATTTCATAATGAATTGGGGAAAAGAAAAAGAGTTTATTGAAACTAAAAATAATAACATAGGGATTTTAGTATTATCTGATTGGCATATAGGTAAATTAGTCAACTTAGATGGAAATAAATTTAGTGAAGATATAGCTGTTCAAAGGCTTAATAAACTATATGAAAGAGTTAGAGAACAAATATATACTTATGAATTAACTGAACTAAGAATATTATTATTAGGGGATTTTATTCATTCTCAAAGTAGACCTGATATGAAAGCACAAGGACAATATGTTGAGATTGAAAGTGGACTTAAATGTTTTTATTTAATTAAAAATTTAATAGATAAACTTTACAATCACTTAAATAAGATAGATATTGACTGTGTTGTAGGAAATGAAAGTAGATTTGATAGTAGTAATCCTCATACTAACTTAAATGAAGTAGCAAAGAACTCAATAGATTATATGATTTATGAAATGTTAGGTTTGGCTTATAAAGAAAATAAAGGAATATTAGTACATTCAACAAATAATTACTTTGAGAATTTAGTGAATATCAATGGATTTAACTTACTTGCTATTCACGGAGATAAGATTAATCATAGTAAATTAGAGAGTGAATTATCAAAGTTAAAATATAAGATATACCAAGACACCAGAAAACCTGTGGATTATGTAGTTATGGGGCATATTCACAGTTCCTTAGTTACAGATGGTTATAGTAGAAATGCAAGTTTGGTAGGAGCAGATGAGTATGCTACAAGAGGACTTAATATACCTGAAAGTTATGTTAGTCAGTTATTTGGTATACTTAATAGAGATACAAAAGAATTAATAATGTTTAGCTTAAAATTAAAATAATAGAGGGGATTTATTTTGCATAAAGAAAAAGAAGAGATAAAAGATGATAAAGATAAAGAGTATGTAGTTCCAGAATCAGAGATAATATTTAAGAATATTAATTTAATGTTGTTTGATTTTGATACATATAATGATGATTTTAAATTTACACCTAATTTTCTAGCAATAGAAGAAGATTTCCAAGATTTAATAGATAGAACACTAGAAAATAGATTAGTATATGTAAATATTGATTATTCTAGTTATGGTGGAGATTTAATGGTACTATTAGCTTTATATAATAGAATAAAACAACTAAATTTACTAAATATTCAAGTAAATATTAATATTGTAGGGGATTTAGCAAGTTGTGGTTTATTTCTAGTGTTAATGCTAGCGAAAGAAAAATTATGTACTTTTACATTTAATCCTTTATTTACACCTGTGTATTTGGCACATGAAGGCTATATGAGAGTTTATACTAATAGTCTTAAAGATAGGGATAATTATCATTACCAAGCTAATAATAATTTAAAAAATATGAATAAACAATTATTAGATTTATTACAAGAATTTGTGTCTCTAAATAAAGCTGATATAAATAGATTCAAAAGAGGTAAAGATATTTTCTTAGAACACAAAGATATATATATAAAGCCTTAGAAGAAAGAGATTTAATACAAACAGAATTTCCTATAAAAACAGATGTAATAGAATTTACATAAAAAAATATAGAGAAAAAGAGTAAAGAGTAGATATTTTATCTACTCTTTATTTTATATTTGACAAAATAAGAATTGTATGATATAATAAATTATCTTAATTTTAAAAGGAAGTGATAGTATGAAAAAATTAATATTATTAATATGTCTACTGTGTTCTTTTAATAGTTTAGCCAAAGAAAAAGAACATTTTGACATAATAGTTAATCAATTATTTGAATTTGAAGGTAGAAAATTAGTTAAGGCAGAAGATGGTTATTCAAAATATGGCTTGACAAAATATTACACAAATGATATAATAGGCTTAACTGAAACAAAAGCTAGAAAAATTATCTATGATAAATTATATGGTAAATATAATTTAGATAGGATTAATAATCTAGCAACAAAGCATTTTGTATTTGATTTTCTTTATAATACAAATCCTAATAAAGCCATAAAAATAATTAAAAAAGTTTGTAAAAATTATGATGAAGAGATTGATTTAGAAAATTATACTTTATCAGATAAAGTAGTTAATGTTTTAAATAATAATCCTCAAGTATTTAAGGAATTAATACAAGCAAGATTAAAATATCTTAGAGGGTTGAAAATGTATAAAAAATATGGTAAAGGTTGGGAAGCAAGAGTAGATTGGTTTACTGTTGCATATGCTGAATATATTAAGGAATATCAAATACAAAGATATATTAATAATTTTATGTTTAATATAAGTGAGGTGGTAAAATGTTCAGTTGAACATAAATACAATGAACATAACAGATGAATTACAAGCAAAAATAATAGATGATATTAAGTATAAATTACTCTCTCATTTTAATGTAGATAATTTTAGTGTAGTTATTGCTTGGTTTAAAGTAGAAGAGTTATATAAATGTTTTTATTGTGATAATTTACATAACTTGAGCAATCAAATAGTAGAGAATAATTTAGATAATATTATAATGAAACTAAAAGAGATTAATTGTATGGAAAATGTGGAGAGTGTAGAAGAATGACAACAGATATGTTAGAATTAGGTGTATACAAACTCTTTGAAGAAGGTAATTATCAAGCATTAATACCAAGAGTTCAGAGGAAGTTTAAGATACACGAGTGTGATATTATTGTAGTAACTAATGATGACTATATATATGAGATTGAGTTAAAAGTATCTGTATCTGATTGCAAAAGGGATAGAGAGAAAGAACATCAACACAAAGATTTATATAATAGGTTAAAATATCAATACTTTGCATTGCCAATGTCTATAGTAGATGAATGTATAGACTTTATACCTGAACATTTTGGTATAATAGTTATTAATGATGAAACTCTTGAAGGTTCTTTTATAAGAAAAGCAGAAATAAATAAAAAACATAGAAGAATTAGTAAAGGAGAGTTAATTAATTTATTGACAACAGGTTGTAAAAGATATTTTCAAAAATTAGATAGTATATGGAAAAAGGAAGAGGATAGTGATGAAGAAACAGAATAATGAGATATTAATAGATGGAAATTTTATTTTAGATATTTTATATCTAGGAATGATAGGACTATATTATTTAGGTTATTTAGAATTAGACTGGTATTCCCTTGGGTATTGGACAGTTCACATAGTTGGCTTATTGTGTTTATTAAATTTAATAGTAAAAGTTATAAAATTTATTTATAAAAGATTAAAAAAGAATAAGGGAAGTGATGTATAATTATGATTAAAATCAATTTAGATTTAAAGGTAGAAGAAATTAAAAAGAATGCCTGTACAACTAGAACTTTTAAAGTTTTAGCAGATGAACCTACTAAAAAAGTTGTCAGAGAGTATATTAAAAAAGTAGGTAATAAAGTTATGCACCCAAAGGGTTATTTTGAGTGGTATTTAGAAAAGGATATTTTAAATGCAGAAGAATTTATTTTTTTCTTTTGGACTAAAGAAGAAGTTGAATATGAATTAAAACTTTTAAAAGAAGAATTACAAAATTTTGCTAATAAAAATGAAACAAAAACAAAAGAACATTCATATAGGAATAAACCTATTAATAAATCTAATGTAGGTAGTATATTGAAACCTAAAAAAGAACCTAAAAAATACACAGGGTATACAGTCAAATTAGATTTAACAGATGTAGAAAATACTTTCAGAAATTTAATAGAAGAGTATACTACTGAACTTAATAAACCTAAATATACAAAAGAGATAGATTTTGTAAAAATGTTAGATAGTATTAAGGAAGCAATAAATAATAAAGATATAACAGTAGTAGATTGTATGGCTTTTGTATCTGACCTAAATGATTATTTAACTGATTTAGTTGCAGGTATTTATAATGCCTAGCCAAAATATATTAATGTACCTTGAGTTAATTCAAAAGACTCAAGGTACTAATGATAAAAAAGCCATATTAAAAGAATGGTATAATATAGATAGTTCACAATGTATTAAAGTATTGAATTTTTTATATAATCCTAACATAGTTACTAATATGTCTACTAAAAAAATTAAAAAAGTATTTACTGAACCTATGTTATCTACAGATGATGTTAAAATCCTAGATGATAATATATTGATGGTTATTATGATGTATTTAGTAGACCATTGTACAGGTACAGATGAAAATATAAGAGTATTACAATCTTACAGAGATTTATATATGTATTCTCAATCAAAAGAATTTTTAGAATTATTTATGTGTAAAGAATTAGCAATAGGCTTAGATATAAAAGCTATTAATAGTGTTATCCATAATTGTATATCTATTATTGAACCTATGTTAGCAACTAATTATGTTAATGTGGCTGATAAGTTAGACCATAGTAAAATTTATTATATTACACTTAAATTAGATGGCAATAGATGTATAGTTGACAATAGAAATGGAACACCAAAAGCATATAGTCGTAATGGAGTTGAAATAAAGGGATTAGATACATTTTTAAGCTGTTTAAATTTACCTAGTGGTAAAATATATGACGGAGAGTTACTACCTCGTATAACAGCTAATAAAAGCTCAAAAGACCAATATAAAGAAATTAGTTCTATTATGAGAACAAAAGGAGAAAAGCCAAAAGACAAAATTACATATCATATATTTGATATAATAGACTACAAATTACCCTATATGCAAAGAAGAAATTTTATAGATAGCATAGAGAATACTGAATATCAACAAATATGTAAAGTTCTATATAAGGGACAGATAAATAATGCAGTGTTTAAACTATTAGATGAAGTTGTGGCACAAGAACAAGAGGGCTTAATGGCAAATGATATTGAAGGTATGTATGAAAGTAAGAGAGTTAAAAGTATATTAAAGTTTAAAAAGTTCAACACAGTAGATTTAAAATGTATTGGAGTAGAACAAGGAGAAAAGAAATATGCTAATACTCTGGGTGCTATTGTTTGTGAATATAAAGGTAATACTGTTAAAGTAGGTAGTGGGTTTACAGATAGTCAAAGAGATTACTATTGGAATAATCAAGATGAGATTATAGGTAGAGTAGTTGAGATACAATACTTTGAAGAAACACAAGATAAACAAGGGAATAAAAACTTGAGATTCCCGATTTATTTACAGTTGAGAGAGCTAGGAAAAGAGGTATCTTATGATTAGCTTAGAAATTAAAAATGATAGAAATAGAGTACTAATGTATGCACTTAGATATGCAATTAGTAGAAGAAGTTATGCACTATCAGATGCAAAAGAAATATTATTAGAATATGGTAAAGATTTTCAACCACATCTATTATATTCCTTATTAGAGGATATACAAGAAGAAATTAATAGATGTGGTACTGAAAATATGTTAGGATGTAAAACAGAATTAATTTTGATGCAAAATTTAGTAAAAGAATTATTATTAGAAAAGGGGATAAAAGAAGATGAGTTTTAGTGAAGATTTAGTAAAGAATTATAAAGCAAGACAAAAAGCAATCAAGGAAATAAAAGAAGATTTTAAAAGTGTGTTAGGAGTACCTTTTGAATTAAATAAACAAAATATTATAAATGCCTATATAAGTGGAAAAGCAAAATTTGATGTAGGATTAACAGAAGAACAAAAGAAAACAACAAAAGAATTTTATGATAACTATTATGATTATAAAGATGAAACATTTAGAGAATTATTAGAAGAAAAAGGGATAGCTGTAATAGTAGATTGGTTCAATATAAGAGCTTGGAGTGATGAAGGAGAACTAGGATATATAAGTATTATCTTTTCAGAAGATAGTAAAAAAGAACAAGATAAAAAATTAAAAGAAAATTAAATTTTTACTTGACAAATAAAATTGAATATGCTATAATATAGCAAAGAAGATAAACAGCAATTCACAGCAATTAAAATATAATTCTGATTGGTTGAGAAAGAGATAACTTCTGTTTTCTCTTTAAATATAATTATCTTAAAATTAAAACAGTATTTAAAAATAATAAAATATATGAAAGGTGGTGAAAAATGTATAAAGCAATAAAGATAGAATTAAAACTAACAGTAACACAGAAGATAAAAGTTTGTCAAACTATTGGTACTGAAAGATTTATATATAATGAATATATTAAATATAATCAAGAACAGTATAGGTTAGGAAATAAATTTATAAGTGCTAATGATTTTTCTAAATATATTAATAATATATATCTTCCTAATAATCCTGATAAAAAATGGATAAAAGATGTTTCTTCTAAGTCTGTTAAACAAGCTATTATTTATGGGGAGAGAGCATTTAAGAGATTCTTTAAAGGTTTAAGTAGTTTTCCTATCTTTAAAAAGAAAGGTAAAAATGAGTTAGGAGCATATTTTGTTAAGGACAATAAAAGAGATTTTGAATTTTATAGACACAAAATAAAAATACCTACATTAAAATTTGTAAGAGTAAAAGAATATGGATATATACCTAAAAATGCAAATATTAAGAGTGGTACTATAACTAAAATAGCTGATAGATATTTTCTATCGCTTGTTATAGAAGTAGAAGATACTGTAAAAGCAATTAATACAAGTAGTAAAGGATTAGGAATAGATTTAGGTATAAAAGATACAGCTATATGTTCTGATGGTAGGATATTTAAAAATATAAATAAAACAATTAAAATTAAGAAGTTAAAAAAGAAACTTAAAAGAGAGCAAAGAAAGATGTCAAGAAGTATAGAATATTCTAAATCTAGTAAGATAAAGTTAGAAGAATGTAAGAATTTTAATAAGAAGAAATTGAAAGTACAAAGATTATTTTATAGACTAAATTGTATTAGAGATGATTATAATAATAAGATGATAAATGAAATAACAAGAGCCAAGTTAAAATACATTACTATTGAAGATTTAAAAGTATCTAATATGATGAAGAATAAATATCTATCAAAAGCTATACAAGAACAGAATTTCTATGCGATAAGAACTAAACTTATAAATAAATGTAAAGAAAGAAATATAGAACTAAGGATAGTAGATACATTCTATCCAAGTAGTAAGACTTGTTCTTGTTGTGGTAATATAAAGAAAGATTTAAAATTAAGTGATAGGATTTATAAATGTAGTAATTGTGGTTTAGAAATAGATAGAGATTATAATGCAAGTATAAATCTTAAAAAAGCAAAAGTATATAAGGTTATAGCATAGATATTTTAAAATAAAAAGAAAAGGAGAAAGCTACAAGAATAAATAGTAAATTAAAATATCTATATGTACCGATGGCTAGTCGGGAATTAACGACTATGGAGAGTACAAGGAACTATGAGTAGATACATTGTATTGAAAGTATATTCATTGAAGTAGTAATATTCTAGTGTATTAAATCTTTTTTAATACATTTTTAGTAGCAGGAGTGATGTGTAAATGTCAAATTTATTTATGAAAGAATTACAAAAATGGGGTAACCTAACTGAAACAGAAAATGGTGCAGTAGCAGTAAAATCTACACTATCTAGTGTAGTAGACTTATTTGGTACTATAGGTTCTATGAGAGAAAATAATTATCATAAACCTGCAAGTGTGAATAAGGAATTATTACCTATGTTTGCTAAAGCAATGCAAGAAAATAAAGAATTAGCAATAAAAACTTTATTTTATGCAAGAGATTGCAGAGGTGGAATGGGAGAGAAAGAAGTATTTAAAACAATTATGTTAGCTCTTTTAAAAATAGAAACAGAAGAAAGTTATTTATTATTCAAAAATAATATGGCTAATATAGTTGAATTTGGTTCTTGGAAAGATTTATTAGATATATTTAATAGAACTCTGAACTCACAAGCAAAAATAGATATAGTAGAGTATATCTATGATACTATTCATACAGATATAAAATTAATGAATGAAGGTAAGACACCTAGTTTATTAGCAAAATGGCTACCTACTATAAACAGTAAATCTAAACATACTAGATTAAAAGCTAAAAAGTTATTAACTTTAATGCCAAAATTAGATTTTGATTATAGAAATTACTGTGTTCAAGCTAGAAAGATGTTAAAAGTAGTTGAAAGAAATATAGCACAACAAACATTTAGTGAAATCAATTATAGTGCAGTACCTAGTAGATGTATGTTATTTAATAGAAATTTATTTATGGCAAAGGATAATGAACATTTTAATAAATATTTAGATAGCTTAGAAAAAGGAGAAACAAAAATTAATTCTTCTGTGTTATTTCCTAGTGATATTACAGGTAGTTATTTAAGAAAAGGTAATAATTGGGATGGTTTTTCTTGTAAAGTAGACACAGTCTTAGAAGAACAATGGAAAGCACTCCCTAATTATATGAATAAGCCTTTAAATGCTATATGTGTAGTAGATACAAGTGGTTCTATGTGTGGAGTTCCTATGAATGTAGCAACAGCATTAGGTATTTATATAGCAGAGAGAAACCCAAGTGAAGCTTACAGAAATAAATGTTTAGAATTTTCTCATACAGTTCAATTCATAGATTTTTCAAAAGCTAAAACTTTAAATGAAAAAATGAGTTGTTATCATTATGAATGTGCTGATACAAATATAGAAAAAGTATTTGATTGCATTCTTGATTTAGCAATAGCAAATACTTTAAAACAAGAGGATATACCTACTCACTTAATTATATTATCAGATATGCACTTTAATAGTGCAACTGGAACTTATAATAATTTTGATAGAAAATTTAAAACTCTTATGGAAAAGATTAGAGATAAATATAATCAACAAGGATATAAAGTTCCTCAAATAATCTATTGGAATTTAGATGTAAGACAACCTAATTTTCCTGAAATTGCAAAAGATGGAGTATGTTATGTAAGTGGTTATAGTCCTGCTGTTATGAAAGCTGTATTAAATACTAAAATGCTAACACCATTACAAGTGGTTAAGAATGCAGTATTAGTAGATAGATATAAAAATGTATATTTTGGATAAATAATATAAGGCTAGATTTATTCTAGCCTTTATTTATAAGGGGAATATATGTCAAGAAGTAGAAGAAAATCAAAAGAATATTTACAAAGTTGGATATTACAAGAAATATATTATCATAAACAGTTATGGAAATATTATGGTAAATGTAGTGTTAGACAAAGATTTAAGAATATTAATAAAGATTTTGGAAGTGGAGGTTATTATAAAAAGATAACTTTTCACGGGTATTTAATTTAATAAAGGGGTTATATGAACAGATTAAACGGATACACGCAATACTATCAATCCTTAGAGGATAATGAGAACTATACTTATGAGTATGGAGTAAAAATATTATTACCTCACATACAACACTTGAAAGATAAAATAATATGGTGTCCATTTGATAAAGAGTGGAGTTCATTTGTTAAAGTTCTAAAAGAAAATGGCTTCAAAGTTGTATACAGTCATATAGAAGATGGTAAAGATTTTTTTACTTATGAACCTGAAGAATGGGATATCATAATTAGTAACCCACCTTATAAAAATAAAAGAAAATTTATAGAAAGATGTTTACAACTAAATAAACCTTTTGCATTATTATTGCCAACAACAATTCTAAATGATGCTTTAATAAATGATTTATTTACTAAGTATAATGCAAAATTGCAACTATTAATTCCCTATCAAAGAATGGAATTTTTTAATAAAGATAGAAATATTAGTAATAAATTAAGTTTTAAAACTTCTTATTTTGCAAGAGATTTATTTAATCAAGATATAATTCTACTTAAAAAAGAAGATATGAAAAAGGAGAAAATAAAAAATGTTGAATAATATAATAGAATTATAAGATAGTAAGAATAAAATGATAACAAAAGCAAAAATGTATGGATTAGAAAATGCACTTAGAGTGAGTGGCTTTCCTATGATAACAGAAGATAAAATAGAAACAGAGGAACAGTTATTAAAAAGAGGAAGTAAGTTAGGTAATACACCTATGGGAGAAGGACACGATAACTTTTTAAATGGAATAATAATTCAATTTGATGGAGATTTTACAAATAAATTCACTGTAGAATTTCAAAGATACCATCATAAAGATTATATTTCATCTCAAAGTTTACAATTTACAGTAGCAAAAAGAGATGAAACATTTTTTGATAAATATACATCTAAGAAGTCTATAGAAGCATTTTTAGAAGCAAAAGAAAACTATTTAATTAATAAGACAAAAGAAAATTACTTAATTTTACTTATGTCTACTCCTAATGGAATGAGAATAAAAGCAGGTATAACAACTAATATGAGGCAACTAAAAACTATGTATAAACAAAGAAGAACACATAGATTACCCGAGTGGCAAGAATTTTGTGATTGGTGTTTGACTATTCCTTATTTTAAAGAATTAACAGGAATAACTGAATAAAGTTTGAGGCTCTGTAATAGTGTTTAAACTCGTTCTAAAATATTTTTGATATAATTAGTAGTCTAACAATTTTGAAACTGTTTAAACACTAAATTACAAAGTCTAATAAATAATAATTATTAGTAATAAAAATTAATTTTAATAATATTTAAAGGAAGTGATTATATATTATGATAAGAGATAATATAAGAAAGTATTTATTAAATTCAAAAAATTTTGAGGAGTTTTTTATAAGAGTTTCCATACTAAGAGTAAAATTATCTAATATAGAATTAAAGAAATTAAAAACAGAATTAAATATGGAAATATATTCTAATAAATATAGTTCTAGGAGTTTGGTATACTTAAGAGATACCTTAGATACAGAATTATTAATACCTTGTAGACATCCTTATAAAGACCAACTATCTGAATATGATTTAAGAGATTATATTGTTAAGAATTTTAGCAAAATATTTCCTAAATATAAATATATGAATAAAGAAGTAGTTGTTGAAAATATTGGTAGAATAGATATATTAGCAAAAGATAAAGAAACAAATAGAGATGTTATTATTGAAATTAAGAATAATACTCAAAATCCTAATAAACAATTATTAGCTTATGCTGAAGGATATAATAACCCTATTTTAGTTGGAATTACTAATATGGATAAGAAATATTATTTAGATAATATAAATTATTATACAGTAGATTATATTTTAAATAACAAGGAGTGATACTATGGACACTAATTTAAAACCTAGAATAAGAAATTTAAGAAATAAATTATCAACTTATAAATATGTACATTTTACTTATTATGATGATTTAGGAGATGAAAAAGTAATAAGTTATAAACAAAAAGATTTAGATATAGTTTTATGCACTACTTTTTTTAGAATTTATATACATTCATTAAGATTTCATAGTAATGTAGAACCTATTGTTAATATTACTAATGTTAAATTTTCTAATAGACCCAATGAGAACATAAATAGTTTTAATAAATCTTATAGGGATATGGTACATATTCAATACTTGAATTATGATGGAAAAGATGATAAAAGTAAGAATATAGCTGTAATTTATTCAAAAGATTATAGAGTTCAACAATTCAGATTTGATTTAGAGGTGTGGTACAGTTTCAATGAAACTAAAGATATGTTAAAAGCCTTAAAGGATAAATCTTTAAGAAAAGCTATTTTAAATTACACAGATGAAAATAAAATACCTGATGTAATTAATTATGATGAAATAAAACAAGATAGTAATGAGTGGAATTATTTAACTAATATATTTTCATTAATAAAACCTTTAAGATTAAAGAAAAAGAATAGAAGATACAGAATGTTAGGTTAAAATTCCTAACATTTTTTAATTTTACTATTGACTTAGTTAGTTATCTGTGTTATAATAGGTTATACAAATAAAAAAGGAGTGATGCTATGAAAATAATAGAAGTAAAAGGAGATTTATTTACAAAAGATAATATGCAAGATAAAAATATCTATCTAGCTCATTGTATTAGTAGAGATTGTGAACTGGGCTTGGGAATAGCAAAAACTTTTGATAAAAAATTTCCTAATATGAAAAATGCACTTAAGAGTAGAATTACAAATATGACAGTATGTGCTTTGTATGATGACAAGGTATTTAATCTTATCACAAAGAATAAGTATTGGCAAAAACCTACTTATATTAGTTTAGAAAATTCTTTAAAAGATATGGCAACTCAATGTAAACTATTTAATATAAAAATACTTGCTATGCCTAGAATAGCTTGTGGATTAGATAAACTTAATTGGAAAAAGGTTAGAGTTATGTTAGAAGATATTTTTAAAGACTTAGAGATAACTATTTATGTATATGTATTATAAAGGGAGTGGTATATGGAAAAAGTTTGTAGATGGTGTGTCTATTTTAACACTAAAGAAAGAAAATGTGATAGGTTAGAAAGTGGGTTTAAGTTTGATAGAGAAAATACTGTTAAAACTATAACTAATGAGGTAGAAGATGAAGTATTATCAGAATTGGCTAATTTAGAACAAGATATAGACTTCATTTTAGATGATGTTTCAGGTATAACATCTAGTCAAATACTAGAAATAGGTACTTTATTTGCTAATTATAAAGATACAATAGGCAGAAGAATTAAAAGTAAATGAAGAGTTAGATTGGGTAGAGTATGAAGGTATAAAAACTGTTACAGAAGATGATGAATTTTATTGTAAGTATTGGAGGTAGTATGATAAAAGATAATAGAATAGAATTGAGTAAGAAAATTAGAGCTGATTATAGAGAAAAATATATAAAAGATTTAATAGAACATATTAAAAAAGAATTAGTAGATAAAGATTTTGATTTAAAGAGTTATTTAGTAGAGTGTTATAATAAAGGTGTTTATGTTTGTAATTTTGATGTAGAAATTGACACAGATTTCATTACACATATTAAATTAGCAACAAATGAATATACATCTATAAAAGATATGTTTTTAGAGAATCAATATAAAGCATTCTTAGCAACTATTAATAATTTTATTATAGAAGAATTTAATCTACAAGGGTGTGTAGATTCTATTAAGAGTTATATAAGAAAAAATGAAAGAGTAGAGGAAAGTTTATATACTACTACAACTTATGTAGGAGAGTATTTACATACAGAAATAATATTTAAAGATTAGAGGAGTGATTAAATGGCAGAAAAACAAACATTATGGCAATTAACAGAACAAGGTAGTAAATTAGAGGAAATGATTGAAAATAGTATTAATTGGGAGACTGGGGAAGTTGATGAGAATTATGATAAGCTAACTGACCTTAAAGATGAAATTAATGCTATGGTAGTAAGTAAAGGTAAAGATTTAATTTATGTATTAAGAAAGCAAGATAATTATGCAGAAGCTATTGATGAAGAAATTAAAAGACTTCAAGCATTAAAAAAATCTTATGCAAAGAAAAAAGAAAATCTTAGTAATTACATTAAAATGTGTATGATTGCTAATAACATTAAAGCTATTGAAACTCCAGTAGGAAAGTTATCAATAGTTAATAATGCAGAAAGTGTAGAAATATATGATGAAAGTCTTATAGATAAGAAATTTATAAAAACAAAAGTTGAAGAAACTATATCTAAGACAGATATAAAAAATGCAATAAAAAATGGAGAGGAAGTACAAGGTGCTAGATTAGTAAGAAATACTAGATTAGCAATAAAATAGAGAGTAGATTTACTCTACTCTCTTTTAATAAGAGGTATGAATGGTATATAATAAATATAAAAATAAAAAGATAGAACAAGATAACATTAAATTTGATTCTGAAATGGAGTTTAAATTCTATCAGAAAGCAAAAGAATTTAATATTGAATTAGGAATGAGAAAGACTTTTATATTACAACCTAGTTTTATATATAAAAACAAAAAGATATTACCTATAAAATATGTATCAGATTTTGATATAGGAAAGTATATAATAGATATAAAAGGTATGAAAACAACTGAATTTAAGTTAAAAGAGAAAATATTTAAATATCAATATGGCAAAGACTATGAATTAGTATGTATTTGTCCTTGTCCTAAAAAATATTTAGATAAATTAGATAATAGCATTATATGGGAACAGTTAGGATATATAGAATTAGATAAATTACAAAAATGGAGAAAGGAGGCAAAGAAAAATGACTAATGAACAATGGGCTTATTTCATATTTAACACAAATGCAATAGAAGGCAATCAAATAATAGAAAGTGAGGTGTTAAAACTCAAAAAGATAGCAGATAAGTTACCCCTTGAATATTCTAAAGAGGTACATACTCAAATAATGAGTAATTTTAGTAAAGATAAACAACTACGAGAATGGATAACAGAAACTATTAATGGTTGGTTATGTTGCAGATATATCTATGATACTTTTGATAATCCTATAACCGAGAATTATGTCAAGTTTATTCATAAAATAGCAAGACAACATACAATAGATGAAGAAAGAGGTTATAATATTGGAGAGTATAAAGCTATTGGTAACATAATAGCAAGTAGACAAACAACAGAGCCTAAAAATGTAAAAAAATCTATGGCTATTATAATGTCGCATTTTAATAAGTTAGAATATAAGACAAGAGATAGTATAATGAAATTTCATAAGTCTTTTGAAAAAATACATCCATTCCAAGATGGAAATGGTAGAGTAGGAAGATTTATAATGGTAAAGCAATGCTTTGATGGAGATATAGAGCCAATAATACCTACTTTAAAAGAAAGAAAGTTTTATTATCAACTATTTAGTGATGAATGTGATTTAAAATATACAACATCTTATGCAATGTATACTCAATCTCTTGTAGATATTGAAAAAACAGAGGAAGAAAGAGGAATATTAAGAGAGGACTTGTATCAACAATATAATAGATTGAATTTAAAGAGATTACATAAAGAATTTGATACTCGTGATTTTTTATTAAGAGATGTAGAACAAGGTAGGATAAAAAGGAAGAGTGATAAATATGTTAAACCTCATAAATAGTGTTATATGTTTAGTTACTTTAATTATGTTATATGTTATATGGAGGATTGATTAATGAGAACAGCTAAGAAAAAAGCAGATAGAGTATATCATTTAGGTATAAGAGAGTGTAATTTAGAATGTGAAAAACTAAAATTACATTTGAATGATAAATTAAAAGATAAAGCTACAGAAGTAGGAGAGGCAACAGAGTATAATCAAGTAGTTCAAGGTGTATTAATAAATTATGTAGAAATACTTAAAGATGGATATTTATTTTATGTAAGTTATAGAGGTAAAAGTTATATTTATACAGTACCTGATATTAAACTAACAGCTAATGTTACTTTAAAATTCAAAAAAACAATAGATAAAATGTTGGAGAGTAATAAAAATGAAAGAAAAAGATAAGATTAAAGTAATATGCTTTTGCTCAAAAAGTGGTGTAGGCAAAAGTACAATTATTGAGAGTTTTAGATATAATAATAAATTTCACGAGGTAGTATCCAATACTACTCGTTTGCCTCGTAATGAATTTGATAAGTCTACTCATATATTTAAAGCAATGAAAGATTATAGAGAAGATATAAAGAACAATAGCGTGATTTCTACTTATGAATCCCCACAAGGTTATTATAATTGGGTAGATTACACCTGTTTTAATAAAGATAAAATCAATCTATTTGCTATAGACATACTTGCTTGTATCAAACTACTAAATAATCCTAATTTTGATATTAAAATAGTGTATTTAACTTGTGATGAAATAGAAAGATTTAGAAGATTAAAAAATAGAGGAAGTAATTCCTCTAGTTATAAAAATGAACCTTATTTAGAGTTAGATATGTATACTTATAGTCAATATCAAAATAAAATATCTATTGTAGATACTACTAAAAAGAGTGTAAAAGAAATTAAAGAGGAAATTATAACCAAAACTTTATTAGACTTTGAGAATTTTGAAGTATTACAAATAAATAATAATTTCATAATTCAAAGGATAGATAGTAAAGATTTAATATTAAATAATAGTGTATATGAATCTAATTTAGAAAAAATATTAGATTATGTCCTTGAGGATTACAATTATATTGGATTTATAAAGTTAGATACACACACAGAGCTATATATTGAATATAGAGGTAAAAATTATACTTATTATGATTTTACTCTTGACAAAGCAACACTTTTAGATTATAATAGACTGATTGAAACTCTATTAAAGTGGAAGTGTGGTGTAAATTATGATAGAAATTAATAGTAGTAATACAAAAGGTTTAATAGGTAAATATCTTGCTACTTATAACAATATTAAGTGTTTTAAAGGAGATGTCTATGATTATGCTGAATGGTATAAAAACTTTATAGCAAATATAGATAATCCTAATTTAGTATTAGCTTTTGATATAGAAGCTAGAAAATTATATCCCAGAAATAACAATATAACTCATTTTGCATTGAGTTATAAACATAATGATATTTATTATAATTATTGTTTTGTAGTCAGAGATTTAGACAATGACTTAAAAGCAAGAGTATTTAATTCATTAAATAAATTTAAGTGTAAAATATTATTACATAATGCTTATTATGATATTGGAACAATTAAATTCTTACATAATGTAGATGTTAAGTGGGATTTTGATACATACATCCTATTTCATACTTTAATGTCCCATAGAGCAAAAGATGATAGTGAAGATTTTAGTGATAGTGAAGAAGATAGAGGTTTAGGGTTAAAAGACTTTACAAGAGATTATTTACCTTATGGAAATTATGAGGAAGAACTAGAAAAAGAAAAGAAAAGAATATGTAAAGAATTAGGAATATCAGTAAAACAATTTACTTATGATTTGTTTTCTGATGAGATAATAGCACCTTATAACACGTTTGATACCTTATGTACATTACAAGCCTTTGAGATAGGTTTGGACTTGTTTAAAGTCTATGTAAAGGACTTAGGATTGAATAAATTAGCACAAATAATTAAAACTAAGAAAGCAACTATGGATATTTATATAAAGGCTTTTTGTAGGGGTGTAAAGATAGATTATGATAAAGTTGAAGAATTAGGTATTCAATTTAAAGAAACAAGAGATAGAACTGAAAAAGACTTTTTAAATGCTTTTAAGACTGAAATAGAATGGTGTGAGAGATTACATAGAGTTAAAGAATATGACAACATACTCAATGAAAGTATGGTAGATTATCTTTCTCATACAGCACAAAAAGGAAGTAAAAAAGGAAAAACAAAAAAAGAAGAGGATGGAAAACATTATTATACCAAAGGAATAGAATTAACTCCTATTCAAAGTAGAAATTTGTTAAAGAAAACTGAATTTAGTATGACTTCCACAGATAAAAAGACAACTTTATTTGTAGAGGTTATGGGATTGAAGCCTGATGATAAAGGTACATCAAGGTATGAACCTATTATACTTGGAGAAAAAGAAGATATATTTAATAAATGTTTTGGTTATAAATTAAAGGATACTACTGGAAAAAGAGAAAGAGTATTAATGACACCTAAAACAGATAGAAAATACTTAGAACAATATGTTAATCAATATCCTCATATACAAGATTTATTAGATTTTGGTAAGTGTAAGACTGCATTGAATAACTTTTTAGGTGTAGAAAAGACAGAAGAAGATAAAAAGACAATAGATGGTACTACTTTGGCAGAATTGACAGATAAAGGACAGTTTCCTTATGTATATCCTAGTTATAATATATTAGGAACAATTACAAATAGATGTACTTGTAAGACTCCTAATCTACAACAGATACCTGCAAGAGGAGTATTAGCCCCTCTTAAAGAGTGTTTTAGTGCAAGAGAAGGACATAAATTTTATTATGCAGACTATTCAAGTGCAGAAATAGTAATACTTACTGCCATAATTAATAGTAGAAGATTTAGTGAGGCTATACATAAAGGCTGGGATTTACATTCTATGAATGTTTGGTTTATGCTTAAAGACAGAGTATTAGAACAAGCACCTGAACTAGAAAATATGTGGAATGAGTGTAAGACAGATGATGATTATAAAAATTTTTATGGAACAATTAAAAATAAATTTGAAAAAACTCTTAGGTATCAATGTAAATCTTTAAGTTTTAGTTTAGCTTATGGGGCTGGGGAGCAAGGTGTAGCAAAGAATATTGGTATTTCCTTAGAGGATGCAAAAGAGTTAATAGATAAATATATGAAAGTCAACCCCGAAATGAAAAAATATTTTGATAATCAACACGAAAAAGCAAAAGAACAAGGTTTTATCACTAATCCTTTTGGTGCATTTCTTATGATGCCTGATGTACCTAATGAGGATAAAAAACCTGATTATAATACTAAGAAAAAGATTGAAAAGCAAAAGAAAAAAGCACTTAATTTTCCTATTCAATCTAGTAATGCTTTTTTACTTTATGAAGGACTTATAAAAGCAGATAAGATGATTAAAGAAAAAGGCTTAGAGGATAAAATGCACTTTATGTTTAGTGTGTATGATAGTTTCTGTTATGAGGTGTCAGACGAAGTACCTCAAGAGGAAGTATTAGATATATTAGAAAAGAGTTTTATTTGTTATCTTAATGATGACTATTTAGGTATAGACATAGAAATAGGTACTTCTTGGGGGAATACAGAACACATTAAAAGACCTAAAAGAACAAAAGAAGAAGTGCAAGTGTATGATTTTAGAGAGTTTTAAAAGGATAATTAAATTTATCCTTTTTATTTTAAATTTTTATTGACATTATGAGTATTTAATGTTATAATAAATTATCAAATAAAAGGAGATGATGAGGTATATGCAACAAATTTCATTAAAAATATTAGAAGATATGTTACGAAGAGAATTACCAAAGAATGAAAAAGGAGGAAATGAGGCTTTAAACTATTATTTAGACTTATCTGATTGGAAATATGGAGTACTAAAATTAGATAAAATAACTACAAGAAAAGGTATGTATGATAATAGATATACTTTTATATTAAAAGGTATAACTCCACATGGGACACAAATAGAAGTAGAAGATTATGATGTTGCTGGATTAATAAGTAAACTATTTTCTGAAAATAAAGACTTATTAGAAAATAATAATAGTATTTTAAATAAACTAATTTATTTGACTACAGTTAGAGATGCAAAACATATTTTATTTCTTTATGATAATTATTTTACAAAATCAGAAAAATCAATTAAATTAGAAATAATGTATTTTTTAGTAAATGATAGTAAACCAAGAATTAATCTTACTCTATTATATAAGTATAATGGAGAAAAAAGATATATGGAATTATATAATATTTATGATTTAGCAACTGAAATAGATGAGGAAATTGAAAGGATAGGTAGATAAAATGGATAGAATAACTTTAATTATGATTAATTTATTACTCTTTGCAAGTATAATATCTAATGTATTATTATGGGGGAAAGTGAATTGGCTAACTAAAAAACTAAAAGATAGAGGATTGTTATAATGAAAGAGCCTATAAAATACTTATTAAAGGATAATCAAAGTGTAGACTATATACTAGACGAGTTACAAATTACTCAAAGTGTAGTATATAAACTAGAAGATAAAGACAAAATACTTAGATTTATTAAGATGTTAAAAGCTAATTACAAAAAGAAAACAAAGAAAATTACAAACACGGCTAAACCCAAAGATTATGTTTATATTAACAACAACTCTATTGGTTGGACAGATACTTATAAACTAATAGACCAAAAGCTAGACTTAATAAATGAAACTAAGTCTACAAACTTGAAATACTATATAAATATAGACTTTCTTTCTGAAATTAAACTAGATAAGTCTACTAAGTTTGTAGGTATATTAGTAACAGATACTTATGTAGTATTCATCTCTAATACATATTGTATTATCTGTGAAAAAGAAGATGAACCTATGGAGTTACCTATTGATACTCTGTTACAGTCTAGTAAGGCATTTACAGACACTCAAACCCTAGAGATAACTACTAAGTCATTAACTAGTTTCAAAGAGCTTAAAACCATATCACAAGCCTTTAAATCAGACATAATAGATTTATATAGAGTAACAAATGTACCTAACTCATTTTATCTTACTCTTAACTATGATAATTTAGTTGCTTATATGTCTATTCAGAATCATTCAGAAGATAGACATATTAAGATAGACCATTCTATTATAAGAGTAGCTTTTGGTACAGACAGTCTAGTTAATATAGATAATATTAATCCTAGTCTAGTGGCACATTATGATATGAATATTCTTGAGGGGATATTAAATAGTTTGATTGGCAAAACATTAACATTAAGAATTGCAAATGCTAGTATGACTTCTCAATTAGTGTTTGATTTAGATGACTTTATGATATTGTTAATGCCTTGCAAATAAGAAATTACATAGATAAACATAAATATAAAGAGAGGTAATACTCTCTTTTCTTTTGGTGTAATTTATGCTTGACAAGATTACAAAAGTATGATATAATAAGGATAAGACTAGAATAATATACACTGAATTTCTGAACATAAGGTAAAATGTGTGATATGAGGTTTTTAAAATAAGACCTCATAAATAGTTAAAAAAGTTGTTTAATACCAATAGAAAAAAAAGCAATTCCTTATATATTATATATGTTGTGTATTTTGCTTCATAGAATAAGAAACTTGTGTAGAATAGGAGGTATACAGATGAGTAAATTAAATTTTGAGAATATTAATCAAGAAGATATGAAAATACAAAGTAGAATAGTTGTGGTGGATGCAATTTGTGGGAAAGGTAAGACCCAGTGGGCGTTAGAAAGAATAGTGAAAACTGGAGAAAAATTCATATATGTAACACCTTATTTAGAAGAGGTGGACAGAGTTATAGATTGGTGTAAAGAACACCAAGTACAAATAAATGAACCTAAGTATGTACAAGATAAAGAGAAGAATAAAGGTAAACTAAAAAGAGAAAAGGAGATTATCACAAAATCAGAACACTTTAAGAAATTACTATTAATGGGTAAGAATATAGTAACTACTCATGCACTATTAGACAGAATTACTTTGGATATGTTGGATATAATAAAGGAACATAATTACACTTTGTATTTAGATGAGGTACATGAAGTTATCAAATCTTATAGTTTTAGTAAAGATGATTTAAAATTGTTAATGGAAGCTAATTGCATAGAAGTAGATAAAGAAACAAAACAAGTACATTGGATAGATACTACTTATGTAGATTCAAGAAGTGCTTTTATAGATTTTAAGAATTTATGTGATTTAGGTGCTATGTATTATTATGCAGATAATCTTTATATGTGGTGTTTTCCTATTTCTCTCTTTGATGTAGTAGATAAGACTATAATTTTAACCTACTTATTTGAAGGACAATTACAAGCATTCTACTATAATATGTATAAAATAAAGTATGTATATAGAAGTGTAGAGTATGATAAAACTAATAAGTGTTATAAAGTAATTCCTTTTAAGAAGGAAAATATAATAAAAGATATAAAAGATTATGCTCAATATATAGATTTGTATGAGGGGAATATGAACTTTGTATCAGATAAAAATACATTGACAACTTCTTGGTTAGACAGAGCTTATTTAGAGGATAAGACTAAAAATATGGGAAATTTAAAAAGATTAAAAGGACATTTATTAAATTGGTTTGGTAATATAAGAAAATCAAAAAGCGAAGATAACTTGTGGACAACTTTAAAAGAGTATAAACATGAGTTAAAAGGGAATGGATATACTAATGGTTTCTTAGAATTAAATGCAAGAGCAACTAATTATTATAGAAATAGACATAATTTAGCATATATGTATAATAGATATTTAAGACCTTTTGAAAAACAATTTTTGCAATTAAAAGGAGTAACTGTTTATGAGGATTTGTTTGCTTTGTCAGAGTTATTACAGTGGATTTTTAGAAGTGCAATAAGAGAAAAAGAAACAATATATCTTTATTTACCTGCATTAAGAATGAGAAATTTACTTAAAAATTGGATAGATTTAGCAACTAAATACATACCTGAATATGATAAAGAAAAAGAAGGCGAATTTATTTATTATAACTGTTTGTTAAAACTTTAAAAGACTGATTAATTTCAGTCTTTTCTTTTATAAAAATATTTCTTGACATCTTTTAATCTATATGCTATAATAGGTTATCAAATATAAAAGGAGGTTTATTATGAAAAATGAAGATTATTTAGTCGGTATGAATTTATTAAATATTGCTATTCAATCTCAATTACAAATGGCAAGGGTAAGAGATATATTGTGTCCTTGTTATAGTGAATTAACAGAGGAACAACAAAATCAATTTGACAAAGAAATAATAGCAATACAAGAAAAATATGACAAAATATATGAACAAAAGAGAAAAGAAGAGTATCAAAAATGGAGTGAATATTATGATAGATTACTAAAAGAAAAGTACAAGGGAGTTGATACTAATGACTAATGAACAATATGCACTATATGAAAAGCTATGTAGAGAAGATTGGTATGAGGATTTAACTGATGCACAAAGATTTAATTTTAGTGAAACATTTTGGGCTTATTCCTGTGCTAAGAATATGGGCTTGGAAGAACTAGAAATAGAAATAAGAAAATGGTTAAAGGAGGCTGAATATGCTTAATGAACACCCTTTAAAAATAAGAATTAATACCTTAGAGGATATGTTTAAACAAATAAACATATTAGGTAATGCAGAAATAAATAAATATAAAAAGTTATTAGATATAGAATATGATAATTATATCTGGTGGTATGGAAAAGAAACAGACCATAATGCTAGAATTAATCGTAGATTAGATGTTATCTATTGTGTTCCTAATAGGAATTTAGCTGTTTATATGTATGTTTGGATGACAGGGGAAATAGTTATACAAACTCTTTATAGAGATAATATGAAAGAAGAAGAAAAATGTGTATATACTCATCTAGGTAAGTTCTTTACTAAAAAACAAATGAATGAGTTAAAAAATTATATGATACAACATTATGATAAAAATGAGTTTGGGGATTATCAAATGAAAGAATTAAAATATAAGGGGGATTAGGATGAGTGAGAAGATTTTAAAACAAATAGGCTATATATTGAGAAAAGAAAAGGATAAGTATTTAAAAGAAGTTTATAATTTAGAGGATAATAGAGGTTTTTGGTTATATGATAATATGAATTTTTCTACAAAAAGACGATTATTAGTAGATGGTAGACTTAATACTATAAAATATAAATATTATAGCCCAAAAAGTTTATTTATTTACTTTTGTATTAGAAAGAAAGGTAAGATATTAATGTGGGGGGAACATAATGGTATAGTTCAACCTGTTATATCAACAGAAAAGAAATTAACACAAGAACAGTTTGAGGAATTGAAAAAATGGATAATTAATTTAGAGAATCAAAATAAAATAGTTAATATTAGTGATTTGTAAGGGGGTATTATGAAAGCTACTAAAGAATTAATTAATGTAAAATTTCAATTAAATAGTATAAAAGATGATTTACTTGCTACTTATAGTATAGAAAGTAAAGGTAGATGGATATACACACCTACTAATAATACTACTTATTTTGATTTAATAGTTAATAATAGACTTGGAAAATTTGTATATAAATTACATAACAGTGAAGGTAGAATTAATCTTTATATTAAAAGAGATAATTGTATATATTTAGAGGATGAAATTAAAGCTGACAGTATTGAATTACCTAGAGAAGTAGGTAAATTATCTATTATTGAGTTTATTAATCTAAAAGATTTTATATTGGATGCAGTAAGTTCTACAGAAATAGAAGAGTTTTTAAATAAAGATGAAGATATAAATTTAAAAGCTCTATATGGAAGTAAATGTAGTATTAATACTATCAAAAATATTCAAATAGTAGAAGATAGTTTAAAGAATAATCAAATAACTATTTATGATATGAAAGATTTTTATGAGAAATGTTATCAAGTTAGAAACTTTGAAAATAAAGAAGTTCAATGGACTTTTAGATTAAAATTAGATGATGGTAAAGGAAATTTACTTAAGACTACATATATTGATGTATTTTTTATAGGTAAAACACCAGAAAGAATAGTTGTAGTGTGTAAGGATATTGTAATAGAACAAGATTATATTTTAAATCTTGAAGTAGATAATTTTGCAGAAAGTTTAAGTGAACAGTGGAAGGATATTTATGAATTATGAAAGTAAATTTGAATTTATTAAACAAGTATTAGATACTAAACTCCTTAGTCAAGAATCTAAATTATATGCAATATTTACAACTTTAAAAGAAATAAGAAAATATGTAGAAAATGATTATTCTAATAAATATGCAGAGGTATTAGATTCTATTGAGAGTTTAGAGGAATATACAGATAATTCAGATATTAAAGAGATAATTCAAGTCTATGCTAATAATATTAGATTGTTGATTAAAGAAGATGAAGAGGACTGGGATAATTTATTAAAGGATAGTGAGGATTAATGGGAATAATACAGTTAATACAAGAATATATATCTAATAAGAATATTAGATATATATTAGTATGTGCAATTTTATGTTTAGTTATTTGGTTATTAAAAAGAGATAAATAGGAGGCATTATGAAAATTAAAAAATTAGAAAATGGAAATTATGAAATAACAAGAGAATATTTAAAACAATTAATAACATCAGATTTTAAATTAGATAGTTTAATTAATTGTGGAATAGACAACTGGGAATATTATGATGATTTTTTAGAAGAATATAATCCTGATGATGTAGAGACATATATTAATTCAATAAAATAAAGGAGGTTATATGGAAAAAGAGAAAGTATTAGAGATAGAGTTTAAAGAAGTCTGGGATAATAAATGGGCTTGGAGAATTATTAAAAACAAGGTGGATTTTAAAAATACAAGTGGGGAAATATCATTTGGTCTTATAAAACTAACTTGTTCAATTAAATATGATTTATATATTTTTGATACTTATTCTTTAAAGTGGGAATTGTTAAACAGTGATAATTTATTAGATTTTGATTTAAAAACAGATATACAAGATTTTGTTAATTATGTTAATAAAAAATATGGAATACCTAAAATAGAGAGAGCTAATAAAGGAGAAAAGTATTATATTATAGATTCTCTAGGCAGAGTTATAGACTTTAAAGAAATTTATGATACATCTGATAATGAATATTATAATTTAGGGAATTATTTTAAATCCATAGAAACAGCTATTAAATTTAGGGATACTATATGGAAAAATACTTGGGTGTTAAGAAAAGAAATCTATAAAGATTAAATATTATTTACAACACAGAATAAAAAGATATATATAAAATAGACTACCTTGTTATTACAAGGTAGATTTTATTATAAAGGAGATTAAGAATGAATAAACCTAATTTATTAGAGGATAAACCTACTATAAATGCTGATGAAAATGTATGGGGTATTAAACTAAATAAAATAATTGATAAACTTCAAACATTTGTAAATAGTATTGTAGATACTGTAAGTGGAAAATTAGATAAAGGTAATGTTAGTAATGCTTTTTCCACAGCAGAAAGAATAGAACAAAAAGTTAAAGAGAAATTAGATAAAAGTGTTTATGATAATTTTAAAGAAGAAATAGATAAGCATACACTAGATTATAAGACTTTTAAAAAAGAGTTTATAGATGGAAATTATTTAAGATTTAGTACTACTAAAAACTTAGAGGATAAAGAGGGTATAGTTAAAGATATTGTAGTAGAAAATATAACTATAAATACAATTAATGGAGAACCCTATACAAAAGGTAGTAATATCTCTGAAGAAGATGTTAAAAAAATAGGGGATAAACATTATGAACCTAAAATAGAAAAGAAAAGTGGATTTAATTTAGATATTAGTTCTGATGTTACTTCTAATGCAGAAAATATTATTGCAAGTACAAAATTAGTTAATCAAATAAACACAGATTTACAAAATAAAATAAAAAATATTAATATTGAAGATAAAATTAAGAATAAAGTAGATAAAACACAATTAACTAATATTGTTAAAGATTTAAAATTAGAGAATGAAAAACTTAAATATAAACAATATGATGGAACACAGGATGTAGATAAAGAAATAGATTTACCTACAGGAAGTGGAGGAGGAGATAACTCTGAATTTGATAAATATCTTCAGAAAATGTGGAAAAATAATACAAATAATGAAGGAATGATGCTATTAAAAGCAGACTATAAGGATTTTGTAGAAGGTCAATGGGAAGATAGGATATCCTCAAATTATACTTCTGAACTTTATGGGGTTATTAAGACAGCAGATATGAACCATATTACAACTGTAAAACTTGATAGTGTATTCCTTAAGGATATATATACTGATTCCATAGAAGATGTAGACAAAAATAGAGATACTCACAGTTTTATATTAAAACCTACAGATGCACAAGCAGTGAGAGGGTCTTTATTAAAAATTGCACAAGTTTCCTCTTTATCCAAAGGAAATGTAATTTATATGAATAGAATTAATGGTAGTTTTTATACAAATTTTAATAGAGAGTTACCTATAAATTCTGTTAAGTTTCAGTATAAACCTAATGATAGTTTAGATTTACCTATACAAGAAGTTTCTAAATACATTCAAGTAAATACAAATTATAATAAAATTTATACTTTACAAAGAAACTCTGAATTAGGATTAAAATTTATTAGTGAATTAACTAAAAAATTAAAATCAGAAGAAACTATAGAGAATAATAAAATCTATATTACTATTGGCTATTTTTATATGAGTAATATTACAGAAATTAAATATCTTTATGGTAAAAAAGCCAATGATTTAAAAATAATGCCTATAAGTGATTATACCGAAGTAGATACAGTAAGCAATGATTTTTTACCTAAGTCTTTCTATTGTATGTGTTATTTAACAGATACAGAGATTAAATATCTTCCATTAATTAATCATTATTTATTAAAAAAAGAGGAAGATGTAATATTTTATAATTATTTAAAGGAAAAATATGAGAAAGCAAAGACTTGGGATTCAGACGTGTTTTATGGCATTGTTAATATAACACCTAAGAGTAGTCAAACAACTTTATATAAGGGCTTTAATATTAAAGATAATGTTTTAAATATTAGTCAATCTGTTCATTTGAATGAAAGTCAATATAGTGAAGATATTTTAGAATTAGAAACAGATTTAAAACAAGAAACTGTAGATAAACGCTATGGTAATAATCATTATGGTTATTTAAAATTTAATATAACAGATAATTATGTGTATATACTTATGGAACTAGATTATAGACCCTATATAAATCAATTATATATATCTAAAAATGCTTATGAAAATATAGGAGATAAACAAAAACAATTAGAATATAGAGAGGAATTATTAAAGGATGTATCCACTCCAAAAGGTTCTAGTGAAAATTTAGAATTAAATAATTTATTTAATTGGAATACTAAAGATAATACTAAGAATAAGTATATATATTTAGATAGACTTACAGGTAAAGTATCTAAGATTTCTGAATTTAAAAGTAAATATAACCAGAAAATATATCCTATGTATCCCGTTAATACAGAATTATTTAGATATATACCCATACTTAAAAATCCTGAATCCTATTCTAATGATTGGATAAAGGTTGAAAGAGAATTACATAATCCTGATTTTTCTACTTTTAAATCTAATTTTATATCAAAGGCTTTATTAGAAGACCCAAATACATATAATTTACAATCTAATGTACCTTATTTTTGTATGGGTATGCTTAGTTATGACACATACATACTAGCAGGAACAGATGTTACTATTAGAGGTTGTAATAAATTTACTTATCACAATAATCAACAAACAACTGGACATATATTAGATTATTATTCTAAGAATCCTATAGGCGTAGCAATGATTGGAATATATAAAGCAGGGTCAGGAATATCTCTTTATCCTCTAGTAAATAATATAGCTTTCATTTCAAATCATAGTTTATATGCTTATTTTAATAGCTTACTTAATGGTAAATCTTTCAAGCATATAATAGGAATGATACCTTATGGAAATAAATTTAATAGTATATCTGATTGGGCTTCTTTGGGACATAATGAATTATTACTATCAGATGAGGTATATATAAATGTTTTTGATATGGCAGATTCACATTTAAGATATGGTACTCAAACAGAAATAGAATATAATAAATATAGAAATTTCGGAACACATATTGGTTATCTAATTAAGTATGAAGATATTATATATTTTATAGGAGAAAATATGAATGTAGAAACAAGTGTATCTTATTTAGTGCATTCTTTTGAATAAATTATTAGAAAGGAAGAAGTTCTAATGGAATGGAAACAAAATGACATACAAATAAGTGGAGTAGTAGAACAATTAGAAGACCAACCAAAAGTATATGAAATAAACTTATATCAAAGGACAAGTGGGTATATAGTATTTCAATATGGTAAATTCTTTGGGTATGTGAATTTAACATCACAACATAAACTCTACACAGAGGATATACAGACAATTAATTATAATTATGGGTTGAATTTAACTTATGATGTCTTAGATAATACAGGAATAAGAAGAATAGGTTATTGGTATAATAAGTTAGATAAGGATAAAATGAAAAAAGATTTAGATGAGTTAAATAGTAGACTATTTTAAGAAAGGAGTAATTATGAAATCATTAATCATAATTCTAGTTATAATATTATTATTATCATATTTCAGAACACCAATAAAGAATAAAATAGTAGGAATATATACCAAGCTAGAATCAAAGCTAAAGAAATAAGAAGTAAAAGAGAGGAGAGATGTAACATTACATCTCTTTTTTCACATATAAACCCCCAATATTTACTATAAAATAAACTGACCCTCTCACACCTCGTTTAACGCGTTTAAATTGAGTGAGGTATATAATTATATGGCTAACATTTTAGAAGCACCTTAAAATGTATCTAATCGCTTCATTTTTATATTGGTATATAAGGAGAAAGTAGGTATCAAAAAGATACCAATGGTAGAATGGTAGGTAGAGTAGGGTAATAGAAATAATTTGACATAATCTCATTTCTATGATATAATAAGATATCAAATATAAAAGGAGAGTGAGTTTATGAAATATAAATATTTTACAAATGAGTATGAAACAATATCAGATATTAAGAAACATTTCAGAGAGTTATCAAAGAAATATCATCCTGATATGGGAGGTACAGACACTGAATTTAGAGAGTTATATAGTGAGTATGAGTATCTTATCAAACACTTTATAGAAAGAGAGTATAAAGATGTTAGACTGTCTGAAATGGTAAAGGCATTAATAGATGAGTTAATGTATTATGAGGATATGGAACTAGAAGTAATAGGAGATTGGCTATGGGTAGATACAGATAGAAAAAATGATAAGTTACTTAAAGATTTAGGTTTCTTTTGGTCATCTAAACATAGTAAATATTATTACAGTGGTAAGACAAAGAAAGTAACTAAATGTAGTAGTTATTCAATGCAAGATATGAGAAATATGATGGGAAATAAAAAGATAGAAAAGAAAGAAAAAGAAGAAAGATTAGCAATAAGATAAATTAATTAAGGGAATATGTTAAATTTTTATTGACATATTCCTTTTTTTATGGTATAATTAATTATAATCAAAAAGGGAGTAGGAGCAAAACCAAGTAAGATTATATGGACATTAACAATAAAATAGCCGATTTATCTTGTAGACAATTAGGAGCTACCATACAATCAGAGTAGAATATGAGTAAATAGGAAACTATGAAGAGTTATACAGAATGAGAGTATGAAAGAGATAACCTCAACTTACAGAAATCAGAAAGTATTGATAAACTAAAGGAGAAATCTAGGAGGAATTGAGATATTAGTAGGAAAGTAGGTAAGAAACATTTGAGTGATAACGAAAATCAGAGAAGGGAAAGGAGAGATAAATAGAATAAATAGAGAGGAAGATATGAAAGAGGCTAAAATAGGGGAGGATATGAGGATGAAAATGATAATGGGGGAAGATTTTATGTGTGTATGTATATTAAAGGGGGTCAGCAGGTCGAGGCGAGGACTCACCCTCCATTATTCATTAGTTTGGTGTCAAATTCATTTCCCCTATTATTTCCATTACATCTCTGGCTCTCTCAATACCCTCCATTTATCCCTACCATTATCTTTGTTACTCTCACTATTATTAAAGTGGATTTAATAAATATACTTTAATAATTATTAAGTAACTATACCTCAATAAAACTATTATTTGAATGTCGTTGACACTCAATTAGTTATATCTCTATCAACTTTGTAATCATTACAAATATTATTAATATCCCATTACTATTATTGACTTTCACTCTCGTTCAAGTATATCTTAATATTAGTTTGTGTTTTGCAAACTTTTACAAATAATATTTGTATTAACCAAACACAATAAATAATCTTTGATTTTCACTGATGTTCAAATAATATTTTGTCTATTAATGAATTAATTATGAGTAATAAGGTACACTATATTAAAATATTCAATTTTGCACTCTATAATAAGAAAATTTTGATATTTTTCTCTTATGTAGGAATTTCCTTGACAAGATAAGAGTTATATGGTATAATTACTTTATGAAAAAATAGTTGACATTTTCAAATATAGGTAAATTCTGTTTCCTATGAGCTTTAGCGAAATAGGTTCGTCGTTAAGGGGGCGAAACCCTTTATATTGAGGGGGTGTTTGAGTGTAACGAAAGAGGGGGTGGTAATACTAGCACCACCTAAGAAAGTGTATAAGTATATCTAAAATATAAAAATACATATATAAATACGAAGTATTTTAACTATTAAGGTATTTATAATATCTTATATTTACCTTGAAATATATTATAAAAATAGGAGATGATTTAATGAAAAATTTTGAATCTAATAATGAGTTAAAACAAAAGAAAGCTAGGATTATGAAATATATCATAAGTAAAGTTAAAGATAGTGGACATAAGAAAGTTAAGGTTATTTATCTAACAGAAGATGATGAGTATATAGATGAAAGTGAAATTACTTTAGCACAAAAGAAAACATTAGATAAAGACTATACTTTAATGAGAAAAGTAATTCCACCTTATGTAATGATGTGTAAAAAGAAGAATGTTATAGAATCTTATTTAGAGAATTTAACTATGACAGAAAGAGGTTATATCTTGTCTTTGATGTATAAAATAGATATAACAGGTAAGGTTAGATATGGAGATAATGTTCAACAATATTGTAGAACTTATCAAGATTTGGCAAAAGCATTAGGGGTTTCTTATAATACAATTAAACAAAACTTAATACCTAAATTGAAAGATAATGATATAATTAGAACAGTTACAGTAAGTAAAAGTGCTTATAAGACTACTTATATATCTTTCAATCCTATTCTTATTGTTAGTGGGGGTTATTGGGATAGATGGGAAGTTATTATTTGGTTTGATGAGTTAATGAAACACGAATTATTAACCTTAGAAGAAGTTAAATCTATCCCTGGACTTACAGAGGATGAAATATTGAATGAAAGAGAAAAGTATACAAAAAGAAAATAACCCTATAAACACTTATAAAATAGCACTCCACAACTAGCCATTTCTAGCCTATTTCAGAGTGCTATTTTTCTTTTACATACCAATATAAAATAAATTATTGTACAAATAATAAAATATTTACTTGACAACATCTAACTAATATGCTATAATGAATTATGAAAATAAAAATTGATGTACAAAGGAGTGATAATATGAAAAATAAAATAGTAAAACAACCTGAATTAGAATGTATGAACTTAGATAAATGGGAAGCATTACAAGAAGAACTACAAATGTGGAGTTATGATTTAGACACTTGGCAAGATGATATTGTATGTAGTGTTCCTACAGAATATGAGGTTATCTTAGAACACAAACAAAAAGATGTGTGGGTATTACAAGAAAATAGATATAAATATGAGGGAGAAGAATACTATTTAGAAATTCTTGTAGATATTGATAATGAAAATGAATGTGTATCTGTGTATGAAGCATATTTAAAACAAGTAAGGAAGTGATGTAGAGTAAAAATGTTAAAATTAAATACAGATATATCCATAACCTGTGGAAAACATACTTATAAATTTAATCTTGACCTTATAAAGTATAATAACCTGTTAAAAATACTGGATTTTATAGATGAAGAAGGTCAAGAGGTATATTTACATAATATATCACAGAAAACAATGCAAACATTTCTAAGAACTTTAGAATTATTGCATAAACAAAATATTCAAGTATACTTTCCATCTATATATGACTTAGAATTAAAGGATATGAAAATTGAGTTACACTTTTCTAAATATTATGAAATAGAAGATACAGTGTATTATAGAGCTATTGCTTTCTTAGAAGATACAATTTATGTTTTGGTTAAAGCCAATTTAATAAAAATTAATATATCTGAATTAGAAGAAGATATAGACTTTATGCAATTAGTAGAAGATAAATATTATAAAAGGAGATGATTTTATGCTAGAAACAACAATATTCTTAAATTTTAATAGAGGAAGATTAAGAATACCTAAACAACAATGTATTATACATACAAAAGGAGAGGAATTAAAGTCTATTAAGATTTACAAACAGTATTTAGTTACTGACCATCAAACAAAGAATACCAATATGAAGAAGAGTGAGATTATTAAAGGTAGATTACAATCAGTAGATATAGTTATTTATGATGATAAACAACATACATCTATATCTGCTACTTATAAACCAAAAGAGTTAATAATTAATAAACAGAATGTATTACAAGTAGTGGAAGATAAACCTAGATTAGCTTATTATACATTCAAAGATTTTGCTTTTGAGGTTGTAGACTTTAATAATAATCCATTAATATTAGTTAAGAATATGAAGTCTTTTGAACCTTATAAGGACAAAGTAAATATACCTTATAAAGAGTTAAAAAAGACTACTAAAAAGAGAATATGATAGAAGTACAAGGATTGGATTTAAACTTTATTCTGTTAAACAGTAAACATTCTAGGAAAAGAAAGTATAGAGCATTATATTATGCACCTATATATAAGGTATACCTTGAACCTATTAAGAATGTATATCATTTTCTATTGATGAATGGAAAGCTATTAGTAGTATCTAAGACACATATATTAATAACTTTCTATAATCTTAATCAAAAGAAAATAGAGGATAGATATGTATTAACAGATGAAGAAAGACAATCTAAAAGATATATAGAATTAATAACTAATATTAATAAATTATATGGTAGAAAATCAGAGAAAAGGTAATATATAAATATGAGAGTGTCTACTTTTTGACACTCTTTTGTTATCTAAGGAGGGATATATGTATGAAATAGCAATATATACAGTAGAACAACCAAGTGAAAAAGAAAACTTAACAATAATAGGTAAAAGACATCTAGTACCTGATATTGAATGTTATTTGTCTTTATGGCAAACAGATACATTTAATAGAGAGGAATTAGACAATGATACCAATATTGTTAGATATATTATATTAACAAAAGGAGAACAAAATGCAAATAGTTAAAAGAAATGGAGAATTACAAGAATTTAATCCTGAAAAGATTGAAAAGGTAATTAGTAAAGCATTATTTGAAACCAAAGAACAAGGTAATGCAAAGGAATTATCTGAAATCGTTTGTAAAGCAATTAGAGAGGGAATGACAGTGGAGCAAATACAAGACCTAGTATTTGATACCCTAGTTAAAAATAACCTCGTAATCACTGCGAGAGAGTTTGAGAGATACAGAACAAGACGGACTGTATTAAGAGAACAGAAACTTAACAGTGAGATAGAAAGATTTTTAGATTATGGAGATGATGAAAACTCTAATAAGAAAACTGATGTAGCCAATGTTAAAAGAGATTTAATAGCTGGAGAGTATTTTAGAAAGAGAAAAGAGAAAATGCTACCTAAAGACTTATTAGAAGCACACAGAAAGAAAGCTATTTATCAACACGATTTTGACCAATGGGAAAGGTTAAGTAACTGTAGTGTTCTTAACATTAAAGATATGTTAATGAATGGAACTTGGATAACTAATGCTGTTATAAATCAACCTAATAGTGTTCAAACTGCCTTTAATATTGTAAGTCAAATATTTTTATCTACTGCTAATCAACAATTCGGTAACCTATAATTCTGCCGAAGTAAAATCTTATGAACCTAAAAGCTAATTAGGGGTATTATAAAAGCTATCGGTTTGCTCCCTCTGAAAAGAGATAGAGTATTGGTAACAATATGGGAGATGTAAGAAAGCCTAAACCTAAGTCTAATATTTTAGATAAGGCAAGGTAATACCGAGAAATTGTTATTTTATCAACTGAAAAGTATAAAGGAGTTGATATAAATTAATAGAGAAATAATTTTTGATGGAATTTTATTTAAAGAAACTGAATATGAAAATTATTTTGTATCTAAATGTGGAAAAATAATATCTATAAAAATAAAAGGTGGGAATGGAAGAACAGATATAACTAAACCTCACTATCCTAAATTAAAAGTAGATAAAGATGGTTATTTTGAGATGTGTATATCAATGATGGTAGATGGTGTTCATAAAAGAATCTATAGAAGATTACACAGATTAATATATGAAACTTGGATAGGAAAATTAAAAGATACAGTAAATCACAAAGATAGAAATAAACAAAATAATCATATAGATAATTTAGAAGATATGCCAAGAGATGAAAATTCACGAATAAATCATATTAGAAATAGACAATACGAAATTACTATTGAGGGAATAGGAACTGCAATATATAAATGCAATTATGTTCAAGATATTTGTAAATTTGTTCCAATAAATAGAAATAATTTATGGAAATTTGTAGATAAAGGTAGGAAATATTTATATACAATAGATAAATATATAACAATTAAAGAAATAAAATAACAATTTTGTAACGACTAACTGTGATGAGTGTAACAGAGTACACAAGAGATTAGCACTTGTGGAAGAATAAGACTACCTATACATATAGGTAGAAGATATAGTCTAACCTCTACTATAAAATTATATAGGTATAGAAATATACATAGAGGTGGGGATTTCAGCACATAACATAAATGAAACTCTATCTTTTTTTGCTAAAAAGAATTTTAGAAAGAATTTCATAGATGTATATAGACTGATACATAATATACCTAATTCTAGTTTAGATGAAACTATATTAGAATTAGAAGATAGCATAGGTAGAATAGATAGCGGAAATAAAGACTTAGAAAAGATTTATGAAAGAGAATTTATAGAAGCTAAGAATAAGACAAGAAAAGATATATATGATGCTTGCCAAATATTTGAATATCAAATAAATTCTATCAGCTGCAGCTCACAAACACCTTTTTCTTCCATTTCCTTTGGTGTTCCAACATCTTGGGAAAGTGAAGAATTAATTTTACAATATTTAAAAGTAAGACAAAGGGGGCTAGGTGCTAAACCTCTGGAAAAGACCACAATCTTCCCAAAAATCAGCTATTTCCTAGTGAATGGGTATAATCTTAATGATACAGACCCTTATTTTCATATAACAAAAGAGGTTGCAAAGACACAAATGACCTGTACTTATCCCGATGTAATCAACACAAGTAGGCAAGATTACGACAGTGGAAGATATTATAGTAGAATGGGTTGTAGAAGTAGAGTAAATCCTGATTTTAAAAATGAAAAAGGAGAGTATCAACCTGAAGGAAGATATAATTGGGGTGTTCAAACACTCTCAATAGTTCATTTATTGTGGGAATGTATGAGAGAAAATTCAAATTGGAATGAATTATCTTATCAAGAAAGAATAGATAAAGTAAAAGATAAAATAAGAAGTTATACTCCATTAATGCAAAAATCTATGGAATGGAGATATAATCAAGTAAAGAAACTAAAACCTAAAAATGTGCCTATACTATTTATGGCTGGTGGAATTGCTAGACTAAAGGCAGAAGATAGTATAGAACCCTTCCTTAAATCAACTCAATCATCTATTAGTTATGGCTATATTGGTATAGGAGATGTTTTAGAAGTATGTACAGATAGAAAACATAGTATAAATGATGAAGTAGGTTTAGATTTAGGCTTACAGATTATGAAAACTATAAGGGAAGAAGCAGACAAAATAAAAGAAAATACAGGATTTCCTGTATCAGTGTATGGAACTCCTAAACTACTGTGGGAGGCTACAAGGTAACTTGTAGAAAAAATAAACCTTATCTACTAATTGATTATTAGAGTCTAATAAGGCTATCGGTCAAAGCTAATAATATGCTGGTAAGAGAACCTAAAACCTGTAATAAGGTCAGAGGTAATACCGAGTGGGATTGTATAAATCTTATGTAGAGGCTATCCGTGATGAGTGTAACGGAGTATGATTGGTTTAATCACAATCAGAAATGATAAGGCTACCTATCTACTAGGTAGAAGATATAGTGCAATCTCTAAGGAAACCTAGAGTTGAACTTGGCAGAAAGTTCAATATATACTTATTTTGTAACAGATGTAGAAAACTATGGAGATATAATACCTCAATGGTTAAAAGATAGAGGATATTATACTAATAGTTTTCACTACCCTTCAGAACAACCTATTGATGCTTTTGATAAAATAAAAGCAGAAGCTAACTTTCATAAATATTCTAATGGAGGGAATATTACTTATGTAGAAAATTCAGGAAAATTAGAAAATTGGAAAGTCGCAATAGAGTTAATGAGATGGGCTTATAAATGTGGTATAGAATATTTTGGAGTTAATACAGTTAGCAATAAGTGTTTTGAATGTGGTTATATAGGAGATATTCCTTATAATGAAGATAAAAATACTTATGTATGTCCTAATTGTGGTAACTCAAACCCTTTAAAATTGGATATTACACTTAGATGTTGTGGCTTAATAAAATAGGTCATTCATTATGGTAACATAGTGTCTAAAAGGATTAAACTGCTGGAAACTCTTAAAGCCTTATAGCCAACTAATGTTGGAGTGTGAACAGAAACAAGTATAAGGATGTGAATTGGAGATGAAATAAAAGGGTTATTTAACCTTCTCTCAACACAATAACAATAGACAATCAGCAACCAAATCTCTAAATGAGAGAGGTTCAGAGCATATAATATCCTGTACCTAGTATATAGGTATAATGTGTATGCCACTCCGTATTTATTTAATAGATAGTTAAAGTATAGCGAAAGCTACGGTATAAAGGATTTGGCTAAGTATAATATTACAAAAGCAGTCAAGGGTAGAATTAAAGAAATGGATAAGAGAGTTAAACATATAAAACCTCTTAAATAAAATTTTCTCTTGACAAAATATAAAATTAATGCTATAATATATGTATAAAATAAATGACCTTGTGAGAGGCTGTTTAAAGCGTTTTTAAAGACATAGGTATATAATTAATCATCTAATCTTTTAAAATCGTTTTAAAGGCTATCTCACAAGCTCAAAATTAAAATTATAGGAGGTTGATTTTATGGTTAAGGTAAAAAATAGACAATTAGAAAATATTTTTACATTTTTATCAAAAAATGATATTATAATAAAATATCAGAATAATACAAGTTTTCATTTTTGGCAAACAGAAGATAAAAAAGAATATTATTCTATTGTAAGCCAAATAGTAAATGAAGAAGTAGTAAATATGTCAGATAATTGTGGTAAGAATACTTGTAAAGTATTACAAAAAATGTTTCATAGTAATTTAGTTCCAATTCATTGGCAATACTTTGTTGATGATAGATTTAGTATGTATTTCTTTACAGAACATACTTATGTATCCCCTTATATAGCAATTTCAGAAATTAGAATTTCAGATTTTGATGATACAGTAAAAATAATAGTTACTTATGGATACCATAAAGAAATATTAAATACTACTGTTAATCAGATAATGAAATGTAGTAAAATAGAAACACATACAATAGTTAAATTAAGAGAAAAGGGGTTGATAGTATGATTAGTAAAGTAAATGTACAGAAATATGATGTATTAGATAGACATTTTAATTTTAAAATACACAGTAAGAGTAGAAAAAATCACAAAGAATTATTTGACATTGTAAATAAATTTGATTTTACTAAGTGTAATGAACAATATGTCAAAAATGCTTTGGAAGTAATAGAAATGTTATTTAGAGATGGAGAATATTTAAAAGTATGTAATATATTTGTAGGGTATGATAATAGCATAAATATTGAATTTAAAGATGTTATGAAAACTACGGATTTATACAAAGTATTAGATATTACAGGGCTAAGTATTAGTATATCAGATAAAATAACATTTACTTATTGGTTAGAAACAACAGATAAATGGGCTAAACATAAGTCTTATGAAATATCTTTAGAAGAACTAACAAAGTATTTTACTATTACTACAAGCATTTATGGTCATTTTAGAAAAGAAATATAGGAGGTATTTATGCAAATTTTTATTTTAGTATTAGTATTTTTAATAGCAATTATGATTGCTGGAAGAGTTATTTTGGGTAAAAGAGATAAGAAAAAGGAACAGCCAAAACCTGAAAAGAGTAGAGAAGAATTAGCAAAAGAAGAATTTGAGGATAGAATAAAAACTCTTGCTGATAACAAAATTAAAGGTGTTCCTATGGCTACAATCTTTTGGTATAAAGAAAATGTAAATAACTTTATAAATTATGCTATGAGAGAATATAATATACCAAGAGAACAAATAACTGTGGAAGAGTTACAAGACTTCACAAAGGTAGGTGTATTTTGGAAATTATAATTAGTGCAATAGTGTTTATAATTGTTATAGGAATATGGGCGTTTAATATTATAACCCCTATTACTTTTATCTTATGGTTTTTAAATCTATTAGGTATATTTACTATAAATAGAATAGGAACAATATTATTAATAGAGATAGGAGTATGGTTCATATTCTTTATAATATCATTCTACGCTGGATTAAAAGGTTGGTTACCTAAGAAGAAATAACCCCAATTCCCTTAGAGGATATACCCCATTACCCTTTACCCCTATTCCCATTTTCAGATTTTCAAAATTTGAAATTTCAGAAATTGAGAAATAGAAGTATAGATAATATGAGGTATGAAAGAAAATTAAATATAGTAGTTAAGTTACAACCTTAGAATAGTGTGAGTAAAATCACACTATTTTACTATATTATGTGAATATACTCACATTTTTAAATAATTAAAAGGATATGATAATATGAGAATTGCTAGTATTGTAGATAATGATAGCATTAATAGTTTAACAGGATTTACATTGAGTATATATACCCAAAGTTGTCCACATTTATGTCCCCAATGCTTTTCACCACAGACTTGGAGTGAAAGTGGAGGTAAAGATGTTAGTTTAGAAGAGATTAAAGAGTTAATTATTGCTAGTAAATGTCATAATATTAGTTGGATTGGCGGAGACCCTCTTGCACCTTTAAATAGACAAGAGGTTATAGAGTGCATTAAATGGATAAGAAATAACACCAATAAAACAATTTATGTATGGACAGGGTATTCAAAAGAAAAAGTTGAACAATGGCTAGATATATCTATGATAGATTTTTTAATCACAGATAAATTTGAAGTTGAGAATAAGAATTTAAAGATACTTTTAAGAGGTAGTACTAATCAAAGAATATTTTGTAATGGAGTACAAAAGACAGATAAAGAAATATTAGAAATGTTAAATGATTAAAACAAAAAGGACATCTAATTAATAGGTGTCCTTTTCATATTCATTTATTTTTGAAAGGAGGTTCAAAATAATGAAAACAAGAAATTTTAGATACTTGACGGTTAAAGAAGTCAAGCTATTTATATAATAAACTCTACTGGATTAGAGTTATTACTAAGAGGTTACTAGGGTACTTTAATATTTAAAAGGAGTGTACCCTAGACTTTTGATTTACAATGTACTATGAATTATAATTATAGTAAAATTCAGAAAACAAAGAGTATTAGTAATTAATATAAGATATCTAGTATCACGACAAATGAAAATGCCTCGACCGAAGTTAAGATTTAGCCTCGACCATCACGACCTCACGAGCCTCGACCTCGCTGGGCTAGTTCCAAACAATAAGAGGAAAGGAGAGGTAGGTCGCCTGTGGCTATTTCTAGGTGTTTGCATTTAAGACAATCTGTTCTAATTATGAACTGTTTACTTTCAGAACATTATATACACTCTATGAACAATTCTTATTCATTACATTTTGTTCTATTTTAGACATTTTTAATTTTAGAATAGATTGATTGATTTTTGAATGAATGATTTTTAATTACATTCTAAAATCCTAAATGCTTGATATTTTATACAATTAAATTAAAGCAACTTTAATTATATAGATATCTTATTTAATTTCTAATGTACAGGCTTAAAAGGTTGCTCTTCTAAGATAAAAACATTATAGCATACTATTTAAAAAATTGCAAGTATTTTTTTTTTAATTATTTTAAATATCTTTTAAATGCTGGTAAATTGTGAAGCTGGAACAGATAAAAAGAAAATGCTATACTATTATATATTATATATGATTTTTGTTTGATGCTGGAACAATAGAAATTATTATAGTTTTATACATATTTTAAAAATATTTTAGACATTTTAAAATTTTTTATTGACATAATAAAATATTTATGCTATAATAAGGCAACAAAAGAAATAAAGGAGGTTTTCTATATGAAAACATTGAAATTAGGTCTATGTAATGGTAGACATGAAATAGCAGGTATACAAGGTTATATCTTTGAAAGTATTGAAGATGTAACTAATGTCGGAGCTCTTTTTAACGAAGCATATACTAATCTAAAAGAGCTTGAAAACGGTAAACTTGAATTATATGTAACAGGTTTGACCGTTGCATTAATTGAGGTTTTAAATGTTTGTAGGTTCTTAAATATTAAGGTGGAACTATACCACTTTAATAGAGACACTAACACTTATTTTAAACAAGATGTGATATAGAGTAGTATTTTACTACTCTATATCATTAAAGGAGCAAAACTATGAAAATTAAATTAAATTATAAAGATAGTAAAATATGCTTATTAGGAAGCATATTAGAAATTAAAGAAAATGGCAATATAAACAGATATAGACTTTTTAAACAAAAAGATATATCAGGTTTAGCTGGAATATTAAAGACTTTAAATAGTCTATATAATAAGGAATATAGTTTAAAAATAGGTAGATACTTTAATACAATGTATCTATATATAAATAAAAATACAGTATTGGAATTTATAGCTGTAAAATTAAAAAATTTATAAAATAAAAGGAGAGGTATACAATGGATGATATTAAAGAATTTAAAATAAGGAATGAATATAATAATAGTTTATATGTTTTTAAGGCAAGTAAATTTAGTCTACATTTGGAAATAAAAAATTTAGATAATAATATTAGTCAACTTGTGTATTTTGACTATGATAAAGAAAATAATGTAGATGTATTTGATGAGCTTATAAAAGCATTAAATACATTTGAAACAGGTAATTTTATTTGTGATTACAATAATAGTAATTTCTTTACTATTTTTGATAGAAATAAAAATAGTATGGTATTTAGAGAAAAATTATATTTAAAAGCACTAACATTTTAGGTTAAGGCTGGAATAAATGGAGGTTTGAAATGAAAAATTTAAAATATAATAAAACTGATTTAATTGCAATAAAAAGTAAAATTGATAAAATTATAAATTTAGTGTCTAATAATTTAGATAAATTTGATTTATATAATTATAAAGTTTATGATTTTTTTAATGAATTATATAAATATTCTAAAGAAAATAATATAAACTTGTCTTATGCAGATGTTTATGACTATTTAGATATGGAATATTATTTCTATGAAGATAACTTAAAATCGGGGGATTTATTAAAAGAGTGCAAGGAAATGCAATTTAATAGAACAAGCAAATTATTTTTGATAAATGATGTTATAAATGACTGGTTAAACGCCGAGTATAACATTGAAGAGTATTATAATGAATTTACTTTACTATTATATTTTTTAGAGATTTATAATATTAAAGATTTAAAAGAGTTTGAAAATAAGTTAAAAACTTGTGATAAACGAGAGATAATTAACTTTATTTATGAGAATATTTGTAATATAGATAGTTTAAAAGATTCTATTGATATTTTTAAAGAAAAAATTGAAAATATAATTGATGCTAGAATAAATATAGAAAAAGCTAAAGAAGATGTAAATTTATTGAATTTTTTAGAATATTTAAAAACTAATGATATAGAATATTAAAAATATTTAAGACTAATTACTAATTTAATTAGTCTTTTTTATTGCTGGAACTGGAAGCAGGTTATAAAAAGTCCTATATTTTTTATTATATTTAAAATTGATTATAAGAGGTTTTTACAAACAAGGTATATAATTATATAGCTTATATCTATAAAATGCTTTTAAAATGTATCTGATAGCTTTAAAATAGCAATTATAGAATTTTAGTTTATTAGATTAATTAAAAAGTTGAAACTAATTACATTTATAAAAATATTTTGATGCTGGAACACTAGGTAAAATGGTTCATTCTGGAGAAATTACAAAAATATTTTAAAAAGTGTATTGACATAATTTTAAAAATATGATACTATATAGACACTCAGGAAAGCAGGACATTTAAAATAAAATAATAAAAATAATTAAAAAATTATTGGCATTTTATTTTAAATATGTTATAATTAGTTATAATAAAAATTGGAGGTCTTAAAAATGAAAATAAGATTAATTAAAAAAATGGTTAAAAGTGGTAAAATTGATGGCTACAAAAATAAAAAATTTAGACCAAAAAATTATTTAGAATTTAAGGAGGTTTAAAATGGAATTGAATTTAAAACAAATAGGAGTAGTTGGGGAAATTAAGAAAATAAATATAAATCATATGGTTAGCAGTGCAGGTAAAGATGTACCTAATCAATACAATGTGTTTATTTATTCTGAAGATGGTATATATAACTGTTTTTACAGTTATGATAAGTTAATTATAGTTATAAAAAACGGTAAAATAATAAAAGTAGGAAAAGACTATAATTACAGCAATACAACTGGAAAATATAGAAATATATTTACAGGTTTAAATTTAAAAGAATTAGATAAGTATATAAAAGACATGAGTTATAATTGTGATAATGAATGTTGGGAATTAAGAGGATGAAATAATGGAAGAGTTTATAAATATTTTTGGTAATAATTTAGAAGATTATCAAAGAGAATGGTTGGAAACACTAGGGATAGAAGTCCCTGAAGGTTCTAAAAATGTATAAATTTATCTGTATAGTAAGTTTTATCTTACTATATGTAATAAATAAAGAATATTGGTACTATATAGCAATATTTATACCAATATTCTGGGGACTATGTGTACTTTTGGATAAAAATAAAAAATAATTATAGTCTTTACCTTTTACCTTGTTTACCTATTTCAATACTAAGAAAATTGAGATTTTGGAAATTAGGAAAAGGTAGAGATAAAAATAAAAAAGGAGTTGAAAGGATATGAAAAAAATGGAATTAGTTGGCTTAGCAAGAGTTTTAAATAGTAAAGGTGTTAAAAATACTAAAAGAATTTTAAATAATTACTTGTATTTTTTGGCAGAAAATAAAGTAGAAGTATTGGATGTAAATACATTTAGTGGTCATATTAACATACAATATAGAGCCAAAACAGGAAAAAAGACTTATAATTTATATTTAGATAACACTTTTTTAAAGAGTAATAAGACACTTGCAACTGTATATTCTATAAATTAACTTTTAATATTGGAGGTGGAATTGTGGGAAAATACAAGTATACATTGTTATTTATCTACTTAATTAGTAGTAGTATTATAATTAAATTAAGTTAAAAAGATTTAAGACATCTATACAATTGTAGATGTCTTTTTTAATTGTCGCAGGAAAAGAGTTATATAATTAAATTAGAGCTTATCAAATAGTTTTATTTATAGTTTTAAAGTATTAGACTATAATTTATATATCTAAGTTAATAGAACTCTTAAAAACATAATCTAATAGCTTTAAATTAGATTTAAGATATAGAGTATAATTAAAAGATGTTGTTGCTGGAGCTGGAACATAATTAGTTTATAAAATTAATAGTATAGTTATAGATGTAATTTCTAATTTAAAGAGTTTATAGGCTGGAATTTAAAGTTTTATACAGTTAATAGATAAATTATATAGGTTATATGATAGAACTTGTTAAAAGAGGTTATAGAGAGGTTAAAAGTTTCATTCTGGGAAAAGATACAGTTTATAAATGTTGTTATTGGGAAAATTAAAAGAGTAGATTCTGTTGCTGGAACTGGTATAGTATATATTATGTAGTATAATTATTATATTAGTATAGAGAATATGAAAGAGTAAACTAATGTATTTATTAGTAGTTGCTCCAGAATAATGGGATTAAGTGTAGGTCAATTCAGAAGTTGGATAGAGTGAAGAGCTGGGAAAGCTACGAGCCTCGACGCTTGTATACTATATATATAAGGAAACTTTTAATTTAATATGCTTACTATTTTATTTGATTAGCTTATTAAATCATTTGACTATCAAAGTATATATAATTTTATCAAACTAAAATTATTAATCATTAAAAATAATTTTTATTAGTAATAATTATTATTTATAAAAGTTAAGTAATTTTTATGATGCTGGAATAGACAAAAATAGATGATTTAAAGATGATATCTATTTTAAGAGCTTGTGAGGTACTTTTTAAGAGTTTTAAAAACAAGGTATATAATTATATAGCTTATATATTTAAAATTAAAAATAATGGTATTGGAGAGGTTGGAACTTTTAAAATAAGATAAATTATAGATTAGAATAGAATTTTAAAGAGGTATAATTTAAGATGTTAGAATTTTTTAAAAGTTGCAACTAAAATTATAAAAATTTTATAGTAAAGTGTTATTTTATTAGGAGCAAATGCTGGAGAAATGGAAAGTTAAAAATTTTATAAAATTATTTAAAAGAGTATTGACATAATCTTAAAAAGTAGTATAATATATATGTAAAGGTTAAGAAAGGCTTAACCTAAAATAATAAAAATTTAAAAAGCCGATAAATTCGGCTGAGGAGATGACAAATGAAAAATTTAAAATTAAAAATTAAAAAAATTGCTAGTAATAGCAATTATAAAAATTTTAAATTAGTTAAAGTCTCTTTGGACTTTAACTTATTGGAAGAATTACATTTTTCTTCTTTTTTAAAAATAAATAAGAGTATTTTTAAAAATTTTAGAAATACTATATTGTTTGATGTAAATAGAACTTCTTTAATGAATAATAGACAAGAAGTTCTATTTGAGGACAGTGAAGACTATGAACTTGTTGACACTGTTTATTTAATGTACATATATCCAAATAAAAATGGATATGTGTACTTTTTTAAAGTAGAAAATTCAGATTTTGAATTAATTGAATTATTATTGAATGATTCTAATTATTTTGAATCTGAAAAATATAATAAAAGTTGTGTACCTAGCAATTTTAGGGCTGTAAGATGGTTAGGTGCATATAATACACAAACAGTTTTAAATAAGAACTGTTTATATGATAGCTTGAACTGGGAACTTCAAGCTAGTAATAGAGAAAAAGCAGCAGATTGCTTCATAAACAATGATTCTGTTAATTTCTGGGATGCATTGTCTTATAAACTAACATATTCAGATGAGTATTTATATAAAAAATGTAAATTAGGTTTAATTTACGATTTTTATGATATTCGTTCTATTTATGAACAAGACATATGGAGTTATAATTTAGGTGCAATGTTATGCACTGATGAAGAACTTTATGCTCCAGATGTAGACGCTTTTACACCAGATAATATGTACTATACTTATAGACATACTGAATGTTTTATAAAAGTACATAGTACACCTATTGGTGTAATTGTTAGAAAGCCAAACACTTGGTTAAAGAGCAATCTAAACATAGTTTTAGAACTTGCTAAAAAATATAATATAACTGTATATTATGTAGAATACTAATACATAATGTATAGATTATAAACATAAATTAAAAATTTTAGGAGGTATTGTTATGAAAGATTTAAGAAAAATATATAGAGAATGGAGAGAAATAACAGAAGGTTTAATGGTAGATTATCCAAAGACTAGCATAGATTGTGGGGATGCTGGTGTCTTAGAAGACTTTAATAACTTTGCTGGAACTAATATAGATTTTAATACTATGTTAGAGTTGGAACACAATTATAATAAAATTTATGGAGGTGTAAAATAATGGATAAAAATATACTTAAAAGTATAAAAAGAAAGATGTTGAAAAATAAAAGTAGCAACTTAGTTGCTACTTATAGAGAATACAAGTTATTAGCTTGCTTGTATTCTTAAGGAGCGTGGTAGAATGTTAATTACACAATTGGCTTTTATTTTTTCAGTATGTATTTTAATATACATATTGTTTATAAAAAAATGGTAAAATGTTATATTTAAAGACTACTAATAATCTTAGTAGTCTTTTTACTTGGTGCAAGTAAAAAATAACTTAAATAAAAATCTATTAGAGTTTAAAGCTACTCTAATAGATAGAAAAGAGTTTTAAAAAGAGCTGGTTAAAATACCAGCTTTTTATTTTAGCTCAATAAAATTAACTTTTAAAGATTATAGATGTTAGATGTCTATAATCTTTTTTATTGCACCAGATTCAATAATGTAAAAATAATAATTATACTCATCTAAAATCAATCATTACTAATTTAATCATATATAGTCAATAATAAAGTAGGTTCAACATAGCATAAAATGGATATTTAAAAATTAATAGACATAATTTAATGTTTTATAGCCATAAGGTATATAATAATACTCAATAATAAAATAACACCTTTTAAAATCAATTTTAGAGGTTCATTGTTATAATGCTGGTAAAATGGACTGTTAAGGCTGTAATATTTCAGGATTAGTGTTCATAAACGGATAAAATAACAGTAGTATTAAAATCAGTATACAATTTATAGCTAAGGATATGTATTAATATTAGACATAGGATAAAAGATATTCAAGTAAAGATAAATTGAGAGGTTAAGAGTGTATATAATAAGATACATATATTAAAACAATACAAGGTTGCACCAGATAAAACATAATGATTAGATACATAGATTAATAGAATTGTCAATATATTATTTTAGAACAATAAAAGGTATGGTATTATAGAGATTGAACAGATAGAGGTATACACTAACAGTTTATACAATAATTGAACGAATGCAGTGAGTGAAATTCAAATAAAGGACATAGAGGTACTGAAATAGGATATGATAAAGGGGAGTTGTAGGAGAATGGTAGTTATTGTTCTGGTGGTGGAGATATTGTACGAGATTATGACAGAAAGTGGGGGATGGTGAGTGTGTTCAGGTAGGCACTGTTCTCTTTTAGCACACAAAGGGGAACACCTGTTCAAGTTTGGTACACTATGTTTTTTCGTATATCATTTTATTCTATTAACATACATAAATAATAATTACTACTAATAATATTTATTATTATTTATTAATAATATTTATTTACATTAATTATTATTAAAATAATTATTATTTTTTACAATAAATAATTTTTAATTGAGTTGAGTAGAAGAGACAAGTATTCTATTTTTAAAATTAGATTAACAATATAATTAATATCCCAGCAAAACAATATAATAACCTTTATTGCTTTTATTAGTTCCAACTAATATAATTAATTAGATATAAATGCAACCTTTAATAAACTATTTATATAAATTGCTGGTGCTATTATAATATAATTCTAATCTTATAACTATATTGCTTGTTAGAATGCAAGTATTAATTTAATTATAAATTGTTGGTTGCAACAAAACAAGCATAAGAATAAATTATTATAGTAATGTTTTATATAAATTGCTGGTGCAATAAACTTATTATATATTTAATTAGAATTGTAATAATTTAAGGATGTCTCTTCTACTCAACTCAATTAAAAATTATTTATTGTAAAAAATAATAATTATTTTAATAAGAATTAATGTAAATA